TCACATTTTTTCATTATTTCCTCTTATATTCATCTTCTTTACCGCATTTTGAAGCTTGGATATAAGCGTCATAATCTCTTTATATTCTTTCTCTTTTTCTTTATAATTCAACATATCCCCTTTTCCGGTACATAACCAGTATATATTAAGCATTGGGAACTTCTCTATTATGCGAGCTATATTATCGCTTCCTATACCTCCAGAGCTTGCGTGCAACGCATTGTTTAAATAGCCATTTGACAATCCGCACTCATCTTCAAAATTCCGTACACTCTTAATCATTTTCTCACTTTTAGCGTACATAACAAATTTATGTAGTCGTATCGCTGCACTTTCTTTATTTCCCATTTGGTATATGTTTTCGTAACAAATTCGTTGTTAAACAGCATGTTTAACAACATATATAAATCTCGAACCTTTTTAAAATACAAATGTTATCTATCAACCATAATTTAAATAATCGTACTATATGGAGAAAGTTAACCTTCCCGTTTGCCGTCTCATAAGGCAAATTAAAATTCTCATGCGACAGTCTTTGCGTATATCTGAAGATTTAGAATGTGCGCATAAAAGAATAACCGATCTTGAGAAAGAACTACAGGCGCATAACCTTGTATCGCAACGTAAACAAGCAATTTACGAGATGAAGATACTGCAACATGTCGAACCTCAAGGAGCATGAAACTACTTTTAGCCTGGATAGAAAGGCTTCATGTAAATGGGCTTTTCTATCATTTATGCACTTTCTCTATTAAACGTTTCCTTTGCATCTACAAACGCATGCTCAAGAGTTTCAAACTTCATCTTCATATTTTCAATGAGCCTTTCATAACGTGACACGGTTGTTTCGTATAGTCTTGCCAGTTCATCATAGGTAAGCCCGAACGTTCCGATGTCTGTAGATGACGACAATTCATCATTATTCAAGAACATAGAACCTTTTCCGGTAAGGATGTAGTTAGCGTTGACTTGGGGGAATGCCTCGCAAAATGAAGATAACACATTAATAGAAGCTCCTTGTCTTCCTGTCCTTATGTGCGACATCAATGTCTTATCTAGTCCATCTATACTATTTGCGATTTTAGCATCGCTAATCCCGATTTTATCAACTATTGATAAAAACCTTTCAGAATAAAGATTCTTTGCCATAATATTATTTTTAAAAAATTTATCTACTTTTCTTTGTAGTAGATAAATTATCTACTACCTTTGTCCCCGTAACACCTGCACGTGCTACGATACAAATTTGGTTAAACTTTCCTCGAAAGAGGTTTAACATATATAGATATCCGTTTCATGTGCAGATGAAGCGGATATTTTATTTATATCCAGTTGTACAATCGGTTATTGTTTCCGCTTTACGAGTACTGCGGAGGGCTATCGGGGAAAATACGTTCGACCAATAACAGATTTAAAACAACCTTCCGAAGCTTCACGGTGAAAGCCCGTGAGGGGATGCACGAAAGAAGGCAGTCGATTGAAATAAGCAGACTGGTGCGCAGGTGCAGGTTACGAGATAACCAACTCTGTAGAAGCTGAAAGCCGAGATTGGAAGCACCCAATTCAGAGCCGATGGGGTCGATACCTAACTTATACTGGTGATTTGCCATCGAATTATCCCTGAACCGTTAGAGAGAAAAACCGCTCTCTACGGGTAAGGGGATGATTCACTCAAAAATCAACGTTCCTTCAAACCTGGTAATTTATAAGTTAACACAATATATAATAATATGGATAATGTACTTAATGTAAATACACAATTTAAGAAGAAAGATATAGATATATTCCTTACTTCAAGAAAGAAACCATATTTAATAACCGCAGAACAAGTTATAGAATATTGGGATAAGAAGAATTGGTTAACAGTAAAAGGTGAAAAAATTAAATCAATAGCTGCTCTCGTAAATGTGGCAAATAGTTACCTCACTGAAAACAAACGAAAAGAATGTCTTTTGCCTGCTATTGACGAAACAAATCGTAGAAATCGCCAAAACGAATGGTCGCAAAAGAGAAGCCAATATTATGACCAATTAGAAATGCCACAATGGAAGTCTTATAGAGAATTTATATTCACTGTAAGAGGTCGAAAATGTGAAATTTGCGGCAATGAGAAAAAACTAAATATACACCATGTAAAATATATCAACAATAGATTTGCATGGGAATATCTACCTTCTGATGTTCTTGTTGTATGTGAAAGCTGCCATAGGAACATACATAAGATACCTCATTAATAACCGATGTAAATATTTCAAAGAACGAATTATGAAAGAAGAAATATTAAATTCATATACAAACTGTTTTTGTTCAGCGAATAATTTCAATCTTTTACCTCCATCTTCGTTACAAGAGAAAGAAGGTTGTCTGTATTATGTATATCATGGTTCTTTCGGAATAAAAAAATCAGTTCTATTAAGGAGTTCTTCTGAACTTGAGTTAATAAAATCTTGTTGGGGTCAGACACGGAAGATATGATTGTATTTATCATTGCGTTTGCCCCATTGATATCATTAATTCTCTCCTGATGGACTATTGTTGATATAGAATGAAGCAAATATTTGAATACAGCTATTCTATCATTTGTTTCTAATCCTCTTTCTAAATAATACTGCGATAAAGACATTTGTATTTCTATAATATTTTTTTCCGATCTAATATAATTCTCCATATTCATATTTAATACATCATCCTTTATCCTTCGTATATCTATTGCGGAAAATATCTGCCACCCAATAAGTACTGTAACCAGCAAAGACAATATTCCCACTATTATCCCTTGGTAATCCATTCCTAAATCAGAGGTATGCGGATAGGTTCTGCATAATGCAATTATAGACACTAAGACGGATATTCCAGATAATATCAATATTACTATGTTTCTATATTTATTCATATATACTTATTAATCAACTACTTACTTAAAATATGTTTTATAACATATATAAGTAGATAAAATATCTACTATTATTCTTTGCGGTAGATGATTTATCTACTATCTTTGCATCGTCAACCAATAAACAAACAAACTTGGTACATGCAAAAAGAAAGTGATGGCTTTCCCAAGTCTCACACATTTTCAAAGACAAATATAGTCGTAAGCTTTCTTATTTGCAAATAAAATACATATAAAATCTAAATAAACATAGAAATAATATGAAAAAAGTGAGTAAAAAGGATATTTTGGGTATAAAGGCAGGAAGTTCTATGACTTTCCACATGGATACCTACGAGGCTTTGAAAAGTGCGCATACATATGCTTATCAATTAAGCCATTCAAGTGACAAGCCACAGGATGTTAAGAAATACAGATGTTCCTACTCATTAAAGGATTTGACTATAACCATTATAGCGGTGGGGAAATGACACGTTCAGAGGCTCGTTTAATCGCAGAGGAGTTGTACAATCTGATAGGCAAAAATATGAAATCATATATATCAGAATGCATAAAGTACAATTCAGATGAGTATCTGAATACAGAAGAGGCTTCAACTATGATTGGTATTAGCGTAAAAACTCTCCGAAGAAGAAAAGACGAGTTTCCTCATGTCAAAATAGGTAAAAGAATAATGTTCTCAAAGAATGGGATCATTGAATTGATGAACAGATGAAAGCAAGAGATTACAAACTGGTGAAAGATGGCAAATACAATATGAAAGCCATCATGCAAAGAGCCTGGGTTTACATGAAGCAGAATAAGGCTTTCAAGTGGTATTCTTTTAATAATGCATTGAAAGATGCTTGGATGGATGCACATTTGAAAATGGATGATTATAAGGCTCAATTTAATCCTCAGTATCTGGATTATCCCAAACCCGCTAACAATTTTAGGCAAGCCTTGATGGATTTAGATCCAACTTTAAGATGCTACGATAGTAGTTGGAGATAACAATTAACCTCATATGATTATGATAGAAACAATTATGATATCGCTGAGCTTGTACGCTGGCTATAAACTGTTCAGTAAGTCAGGTGAAAAGTTCTTCTACAAAGATTGATCCACAGCCCTACTGACGGATTGAACGACATCCAGTAGCGAGAACTGGGTAGGGATCTAAGGCGAAACCGATGAGCCTAACATTCGGGATGGCATGGTAAGCCTCAATAGTGTACCAGTGTTCCGCACACTTAAAATTAGGCGGCGCCGATAAGCATATAGCCGAGGCGAAGTGGTAGCGTAATGCAATTCTGCGATGATATGAGCGGATGCGTGCAACGTGGTTAAATATATAAATGCGCGGAGCTTTACGCGCCATTTGATAGAACAAAAGCTTAGTGAAAGCTATCAATATACCTCCCTTCCCGTCAAATTCGGGCGTGTTGAAATGCTAAATACGTATTGTTACGTTGAAGGGAGCTAAACTTATTAATCTTTTAAATATTATAGAATTATGATTGGAAAGAAAGTTATTATTAGAGCTGATAGAAGCGGCGTATTTTTCGGAACATTGAAAGAAAAGAATGGCAGTGAAGTTACATTAACAAACTGCCGCAGATTGTGGTGCTGGTACGGAGCCGCATCCATTTCCCAGCTCGCGGTCGAAGGGACAAAAAGCCCAAGCGAATGCAAGTTCACTCTGGTAGTTCCTACCATCACGATACTTGGAGTAATTGAGATTATCCCTTGTACGGAAGAGGCGGTCAAATCCATTGAGGAGGTGTCGGTATGGAAGAACAGATAAAGCTATTTCTTAGCTCTGGCTCTGGCTCTGGCTCTGGCTCTGGCGATGGCTCTGGCTATGGCGATGGCTCTGGCGATGGCTCTGGCTATGGCGATGGCTCTGGCTCTGGCTCTGGCTCTGGCGATGGCTCTGGCTCTGGCTCTGGCTCTGGCGATGGCTCTGGCGATGGCTCTGGCTCTGGCTCTGGCTCTGGCGATGGCTCTGGCTATGGCTCTGGCTATGGCTCTGGCTATGGCGATGGCTCTGGCTATGGCTCTGGCTCTGGTATTAATATGTTTAATGGTGATAAAGTCTACATAATAGATGAAACGCCGACCATTATTAAAAGTATCCGAGACAACATAGCCAAAGGATATATTCTCAATGGAGACTTTACCTTAACTCCGACATTTATTGTCAAGGATAATGGCAAATTTGCACATGGAGAGACATTACATGAGGCATTCTTTGCACTCCAAGAAAAACTGTATGATAATTCAACCGAGGAAGAGAGATTAGAAGCTTTTAGAGCACATTTTCCTGACTTTGCGAAGAAGATATCTGCTAAAGAATTATTTCATTGGCATCATGTTTTGACTGGTTCATGTAAGCAAGGAAGACTATCATTCTGTACCAATAAGGGTATAGATATTGACAAAGATGCATATACCATACATGAGTTTATAGAATTAACTCAAGATTCGTATGGCGGTCATATAATCAGGAAGCTGAAGTAATTATGCAATTATCCCGTGGCTTACCTATCCTTAGTGTAAGTAGTAAGGCAATCATCGGAACGCTCACGGGAACTATCCCGCAGAAAAGGTTAGTGCTAATACTGTACTAAAAGCCATGAGAGAAACGAAGTGCGCACCGTTTTACTTTACCCTTGTACAGGCGGTTATTTTTTAAATCTGAATAGATATGATAGAAATATTAGAATTTATTTTCCAAGACTTTTGGCATTGGTTGGGTACATTAATACTTGTAGCTGCCATTCCTGTTCCATTTGGGGAAATAAGAACCTTGTTACGGATTGGGAGAAACAAGGGAAAAAGTAAAACGGAAGTTTAATTTAATACAGAACAGAATAATACCTTATGGTGTACAGGTAACCGTGTAATAAAATGAGTGCAAATAATAATTCAACAGGTGGTATTGGCTTCTGCGGATTGCTAACGATAGTATTTATAGTACTAAAACTAATGCATTATATTGATTGGTCTTGGTGGTGGGTATTATCTCCTCTTTTGATTCCAATCGCAATAGTATTAATCATTGTTTTTTTCATTGTGATATTGAGAGTGTTTTTTGCTTTAAAGGTAAAACGTACAGTAAAGGAATCGGGATTTGCTGCAAGAATTAAAAAAATGGAAAGAATGAGGGAGAATATGCAACGTAGTAAATTCAAAGACAATTGGAAATCATGAAAAAAGGAGCATTGGTAAAGTATAAAGCTCCCGGTTGGGGAAATAAGATCGGGAAGATATATAGCGTTAACGGTGACAGAGTAATGGTGCAGTTTGGAAAGCATGATTTTGTAGAGTTGTATTCAAATGATTTAATCGTAATGACAATGCTATGAAAGTGATTATGTTTATTCTCTCACTATTCGTCTTTTTATGCTCAATAGTGATGTTGTACGGAGCAGTTGTTAATGATAGTCCTATGTATGCTACAGGGATTATTATTATGCTTATCATTTGTGGAGTATCATTTATAATGGCCCGAATATCTTATAAAGAGTTGGGGCATTAATTGCAATAAAAAATCCTTTGAAATGTAGTTATTTTTACTGTGTTGTGTGCGGTCTGTGAAGATAGTACACTTTTTTATTAGGAGAAGTGGCGGAATCAGTAGACGCACCACTCGATAATAGGACTGCCAACCTTAGATGTGGCGAGCTTGGCAACTCGTCCCAGTGCAAATCTGGGCTTCTCCACGAATTATTAATTTAAAATTTATTATTATGCCAATTATTAAAAAGAACGACGTTACTCCTGAACGTCCGGTCATCATTGTATTGTATGGTACTCCAGGAACAGGCAAGACATCCCTTGCCACAACAGCGGAAAATCCGTTATTGATAGATACGGATAGAGGTTATGATAGAGCGGTACAACGTTGTGATACCCTCACTGCTAACAAATGGGAAGATATAACGGCAGAGTATGAAACAATGAAGTCTTACAAGACTATTATCTGCGACACAGCCAAGGCATGTTTAGATGACTATCTGATGAACTTTGCCATAAAGAACAATTATAAGTTGGCAAATAATGCTTTAAAGCGATTTGGGCAAATGGCAGAGGATTTCAAGTCATTTGTTAACCAACTTCGTTCTAATGGTTCTGACATAATCTTTATCTGCCATGATAAAGAAACAGTGGAAGGTGATATTGTCAAGCACTCTCCTGATTGTACAGGACAGAGTAAGGATCTGCTTCTTCGCATTGCTGACCAAGTAGGATATATATCAAAAGTCAATGGAAAACGTACTGTTTCATTTGAGCCTACCGATACCTTTATTGGTAAGAATGTCGCCCAGCTTCAGATGATGGAAATTCCCGAATCCACTAGTGCAGATTTCTCAAATTGTATGGCAGGAATTATTTCTACTGTGAAGTCCGCGATACAGAACAAATCGGAGGAACAGAAGAAAGCCAATGAGATGCTTGCTATGCTTAGAGAGAATCTAGCGGCAGCTATGACCGATGAAGATATAGCCGCACTCATCGAAGGTATGAAAGAACTTCCAGTAGTATTGCAATATCCGTTCTTTCAAGAAATGAAATCCAACCTTGCATCCAAGGGCTATAAATACGAAAATAAAAAGTTCGTCAAGGAATGAGACCGTTAATTCGCGTGACTACTATTGAAGCATTCCGAAAGTATATGGAGCAAAGCGAATACGCTAACTTCGAGATAACTGAGCAATCGGTTATTGATAGCATAACGGGTGTATTTGAGGGAAATGCCTATACTCGCATTGGGACGGCTTTTCATAAAATTGTAGAAGAAGGTACACCGCAATGCGAAAAGATAGAAGCAGGCGAGCGTACCTTCCTCTATTATGGCAAAGAACAGAAAGAACCTATACCTTGTGGACGTATTTTTGACATTGAAGGAAACAAAGTAATATTAGACGTACCGCAATGCAAGGTGGCACTTGCGTACCACAATGAACACCCGGATGCGTTTCACGAAATAAGGCTCTACAAGGACTTTGGGGATGCAGTTATAACAGGGTGCGCCGACATGATAGATGGTGTGGAGATTAGGGATATAAAGACCAAATATTCTTATCCATCCGATGCTGACTATATAAATTCTTGCCAATGGCGGTTTTATCTACAGCTATTCAATGCGGATGTATTTCACTTTGACTTATTCATCTTTGAAGGATACGACAAAGATAAGCACGGATATGATGTAAGAGGACTCCCACTGAAACGATATGAGCCTTCTATCACATGTTATCGTTATGATGGTATGGAGCAAGATAATATGAATCTGCTACACTCTTTTTTAGAGTGGGCAGAATATAGAAACTTAACCAAGTATTTATTAAAAGAAAAAATAGAAGAATAATATGGCGAATCAAATAACTGGGCGGATAATTGAAATCGGTCAGACCGTCCAAATCCCATCCAAAAACGGGGGAACACCATTTACTAAACGGGAATTTATTTTAGATGCTACCACTTATGATCCTTATACTGGTGAGCGTAGTGAGTATGAGAACATTATTCCTTTAGAGTTCTCGGGTGATAAATGTGCAGAACTTGATCGTTATAAAAATGATGATGTTGTTACTGTATCATTCGTGTTACAGGGGCGTTCATGGACAAATCTAGATGGAGAACTAAAACGTATGGCGTCTATTCGATGTTACAAAATAGAAGCGCGTGGAGGTGTATCTCAATCCCCTCAGAGTGTACCAGTACAACAGCCGGTACCACAGCCGACTTATCAGCAACCGCAGAACTTTCCGCCTCCTGTTGATGCGAATGGTAATACCAAAGACGATCTCCCCTTCTGATGAAATACGATGGTTCCAATCCTTTCCATGCCCAGCAGGCAAGAGCGAAGCTGGAGAAACTGATAAAGGAAAAGAAGATATTTGAACTGACCGAGAAGAAGCCGCAAAGGTCATTGAGTCAGAACAGGTATCTTCATATATGCCTTGCTTATTTCGGTTGCCAAATCGGTGAAACGATGGAGTATGTAAAGCGAAACTATTATAAGATTTTGTGCAACAAAGACACTTTCATCCGTGAGAGAGAAGATAAGTTCCTTGGCAAAATAAAGTACCTGCGGAGTTCGGCGGACCTTGACAGTGCGGAGATGAGCCTTACAATCGAAAGGTTTCGGAATTTCTCAAGTGCCCAAGGTATATATATTCCTTCTCCAGAAGAAGAGCGTCTGATTCAGATGATGGAGATTGAGATTGAACATAACAAACCTTATATTTAAAAAATGAAACTTACTCTAACAAAACAAGAAGTGCTTCTCCTGCAAAAACTACTTTATTCATACAAGGAATGTCTTCCCGATGGAACGACGGAGAAGCATGGACGTTTTGTCGGGAAGCTGAACAAGAAAATTAAAAGACAAATTATTAATCAATTAAATTATGATAGAAACAAGAAAAACAGAAATCCGGTATGTGACATCTGACCCGAAGAAGATGCTTAACATGTACCTTGCAAAACGTGTCCTCAAAACATGGGAGGAATCTTTCATTGATGAAGATACCGGTGAAACAGTCAACATAGAACGGCATGAAGTCCTCTTTGAGCGTGGCACGCTGATAGACCAAGACTTATTAGCAAAAATCCGTTTCAGTATGGAAGCTGATGGTATCAAGGAAGTGGAAGTTAGCAACCAGAATCGTTTGGCGTTCGAGAATGAGAATAAGTTTTTATATCCATACATCGCACAAGCACAGATAAGCGACAAGAAGTATAAGTTCTTGTTGTATGCCACTGGGCTGGAGAATGCTTGCCTTATTTTGAAAGACTACATCGAACTCAATTACCAGTTCGGGTTCACCCTGACGATGGCAAAGGAATTCGATTCCTGCGTGATTCTTACCGACAATCTGAAAGAACGTAAGGTCGATGATGTGGCTGTCGCTTACCTCAAAGACGAAATAACAATGGAAGAATACGTTGACAAGATGGACGATGAGACTGAAGATAGTAACGAAGAATCTAAGCCGAATGAAAAGAAATTCTACCAGATTGAGACGAAAATCACCTTCACAGACGGGGAGAATGAAGACGAAAGGGTTCAGACTTTTGTCGTGAACACCTTCAACGTTGATAGGGCGATGATGCTTATCACTCACTACCTCAAAAATAAAGAGGAGGAATGCGAGAAGCAAGCCAAAGAAAAGGGGCATGAGTTCAATAAAAGAGAAATTCACACGGCTATTGAATCAGCCAAACCGATTCCAGTTGGGCGGTTTATTTCGAAAGAGTTTTCTATGGCTTATTTGGATTGAGTTATTCCTATACAGACGTAGTGAATATTCTGTATAGGAGCAATCTTGTATCAATGAACGCACCACTTTCGGAAATTTGAGATCGTTATGGGAGCGACCGATATATGAAAGAAAGTAGTAGATTGAGAGAGTATGGTAGAAACCCATATAAGTCCAAAGGGTATCAATCGAGGTGGATTACCACAAAATCATGTGGAAGTTGACTGTGTTACATGGCGGTTCATGATGTTGACAGCTCGGAAAGACGGGCAAACATGGCGGAGGTATTCTCAGTGGTAAAGAGAGCCTAAAGAAAGCGTACGAAGTGCTTTAGGTATTACAAGTTGTAATTGCTTGGGTTCGACTCCCAAACTGCCGCACAAACTTGTGTTGGAAAGGGAACATGAAAGTATTCAGTTGCAAATGGATATTTCTGTAATGCGCATACAGATAGTGTTCCCGATGGAATAATGTGAGCCACACATAAATGGCATGGGTTAGTGAATAATGGTTTCGCCCCGGAGAATACGCTTCGGGGCTTTTAATTCAAGAATTATGGAAAAGAAATTTACCGTTGTTGAAATCGTGGAAAATCTTATTGGTAAGATTAATCCTGTTGGTGAAACGAATGAAGACGAAATTCGTTTTGAAAACCTCAAATTGATGTGCGATTTGACAAATAGTCTGATCTCAAAAATAGATAATGTGTCTTATGAGAATAAAGACAGGCAAGAACATTCGATAAAAAGAGCCGCTGAGTATGCAGAAAGGTTTTTAACAGAACAGATAGGAATACAATAATATGCCATACTACATAAAAAGAACTAAGTCCAAGAAGAAAGACAAGCCTTTGCCCTTGTTTGATAAGGCAGGGGTGATAATAAAGAAGAAGCCGGATTTAAAAGCTAAACTCGACAAAGAGTTTTCCCTTTTTATCCGGCTTCGTGATTGTATGCCAAACGGATATTTCCGCTGTATCTCATGCGGGCAGATAAAGCCTTTCGAGCAGGCAGACTGTGGGCACTATTTCAGTCGTACACATTTGGCCACACGTTTCGATGAGAATAATTGCCATGCTGAATGCCGACACTGCAACAGATTCAAAGCGGACCATTTGGAAGGGTATCGGGTGAATCTGATAACTAAAATCGGACAACAGAAATTTGATTTACTAAAAGTGAAAGCTGCCGGTACTTCTAAGATGTCTGATTTCGAGTATGGGCAGCTAATCAAGTATTACAAGGCACTTAATAAGAAGTTACGAAAGGAGAAAGGATTATGAGTTATGTTTTGCGAGATTATCAACAGAAAGCCTCTAATGCAGCCGTTTCTTTCTTCAACAACAAAGCCAAGAAAACGAATGCTATCATGGTCTTGCCTACGGGTTCGGGAAAGAGCCTTATCATAGCGGATATAGCTGCAAGGCTTGACGGACATACCTTAGTGTTCCAGCCGAGTAAAGAAATTTTGGAGCAAAATTTCAAGAAACTGTGCTCATATGGTATTCTTGATTGTAGCATCTATTCGGCTTCTTTCAACTCAAAGGAGATAAGCCGTATCACATTCGCCACCATAGGTAGCGTGAAGAATCATCCCGAATTATTTACCCACTTTAAAAACATAATTGTGGATGAGTGCCATTTGGTAAACCCTAAAGAGGGAATGTACAAGGATTTCTTTGAAGCTGTAAAATGCAAGGTTCTTGGATTAACGGCCACACCTTACCGGCTTTCATCCAGCCGTGACTTCGGTTCTATGTTGAAGTTTATCACCCGTACAAAGCCCCATGTCTTTTCAGAGGTCATTTACCATGTACAGGTATCAACTCTTTTAGATATGGGATATTTGGCGAGGTTGAATTACTACCCTATGAATCCTTCAGGGTGGAACGAACTCAACCTGAAAGTGAACACCACCGGCGCCGACTACACAGATCGGTCCGTCCAGCGAGAATATGAACGGATAGACTTTTACGGTTATCTCGTTCATATCGTTCAAAGGCTGATGAATCCCAAAGCTGGAGGAAAACGAAAAGGCATTTTGGTATTTACTCGATTCTTGAAAGAGGCTGAACGATTAACGATGTCAATACCTGGTTGCGCTATTGTATCCGGTGAAACTCCAAAAGTCACGCGTGAAATGATTCTCAAGCATTTCAAGACAGGTGAAATACCTGTTGTTGCTAATGTCGGAGTGTTGACTACTGGTTTTGACTATCCTGAACTTGATACAGTAGTAATGGCACGCCCTACGATGTCACTTGCTATGTGGTATCAAATTGTAGGTCGGGCTATCCGCCCGCATCCTTCCAAGGAATGTGGCTGGATTGTTGACCTTTGTGGTAACATCAAACGTTTCGGAGAGGTGTCGGACTTACGGTTATTTGATAGTGGCAATGGTAAATGGGCTGTTTTCTCCAAGGACAGGCAATTAACTAACATAAGATTTTAATATGGTATTAAAGAGGAATAAACATGGCACGAATAAGAACAATTAAACCGGAATTCTGGGAAGATGAGAAGATTGGTAAATTACCAATCCCGTGCCGCCTCTTCTTTATTGGTTGTTGGAACTTTGCCGATGATTTCGGAGTTATCAAAGGTAATGCTGCATTACTCAAATCTCAAATATTTCCTTACGATGAAAACTTACGAGTATCTGAAATAAAAAAGTGGATAGATTCCTTAGTGGATGCCCGGATGTTAGTACCTATTATTCATGCAGAAGAAAGCTACTACTTTATCCGCACATTCCGTAGTCATCAAGTCCTTGATAAGAGATACGATAAGTCTTATATCGGTAAGGGTATAGTAAAAGAATTGATTAGTAAGGCTTTAAATGATAACGATGTGAACACTACGTCAACACCACGTGATAACGATGTGAACACGATGGAGGAAAAGGAAGAGGAAAAGGAAGATAAGAAAGAATCTCCTAACGGAGATAAGAAAGAAGCTGTGGCTTCTTCACCCGCTTATTCAAATCCTGATTTTCTAAAATTCAATGATTGGTTGGAACGTAAAGCCCCTTTTTGTAGTAACCCTAAAAATTTCTCTTCTCAAATTACAGAAGCTGAGTTCCTAAAACTCAAAGAGAAATATACCGGTAAGCAGATAGCGGATATCATTGAGCAGATAGAGAATCGAAAAGATTTACGTAAACGATATACTAACCTTTACAGGACGGTATTAAACTGGGCAAAAAAGGAATATGGAAGTTAATGTACAGCTACGTGATGAAGATGCTGAAAAAATAGTTCTAGGCACTATAATTCTTCAACGCAATGCTTTTGAAGAAGTGAGAGAGTTACTATCGGAAGAATCTTTCTACAATCCTTTCCATCAGGAGATATACAAGGCTATTCTTCAAGTGGTATCATCTGGAAACAGGCCTGATATGATAACGGTCAAGGGAAAGCTTGTCGCCAATGGTGTGAAGTTTGAACTGGTGGAGTATATGAAGATTGCTTCTAACAGTACTTTTGACTTGTATCAGTATGCAGCTAGGCTTCATGACTTGGCCATCAGGCGTAAGTTCTATGTAATAGGGCAATATCTAGTCTCAAACTCTTATTCGGAATCAGAAGATATTCTTGATGTGACTAATTCGGTCAGTAATGAACTGGCGTCTCTGTTTAAATCAAGTAGCACTACGGTATCAACCATTAATGATGGGCTAGAGAATGTTTACAGCATGATAAATGAGAATCTCTCAGGAGCTAAAGCTATCACTGGAACTCCTACAGGTTTTGAAAAGATTGATAGCAAATCAGGTGGTTTACAGAGATCGGATTTGATAATTATTGCCGGTGAGACTTCGCAGGGCAAGACCTCTTTAGCTGTTTCTATCATGAGGAATGCAGCAGATTTTGGTGCCAAAATTGCCATGTATTCTATGGAGATGAAAAAAGAACAAATAACAGCTCGTATTCTTTCTATGGAGAGTGGTGTTTCTGCCAATCAGATCATGTACTCACGCTTGACAGATTCGCAATTACAGGCAGTTGACAAAGGTATTGGCAAGATATCAGGTAAGGGTATCTACTTTGATGATCGAAGTACTTCCAATATTGATACTATCATTTCGTCTATTCGCTATATGAAGTTGAAATATGGCATTGATGGTGCTATAGTTGACTACTTACAGATTCTCAATGTGAACATGAAGGGAGCCAATAAGGAACAGCAGATGGGAGACGTTGCAAGGCGTTTGAAGAATCTTGCAAAAGAACTTGATATTTGGATTATAGCCCTTTCTCAATTGAATAGGGACACCATGAATCCGGTTCCTACACTTGCCCGCCTTCGTGATAGTGGACAAATAGCAGAAGCTGCTGATGTAGTCATTCTCATTTATCGTCCCGAAGTAACTAAGAAATCCTATCCAAGCGATTTCTCAAACGTGGAAACGAAAGGAACGGCTATGATAGATATTGCTAAAGGACGAAACATTGGACTTCTACGGTTTATCTGTGGGTTCAATGCTGCTACAACATGCTTTTATAATCTTGACTCTGTTCCTCTGTCGGGGTGTCAACATGCCGACATAGAGGATGAAAATCCATTTTAAACAATGAAAGTTACTATTTACTGGGATACCAAACATCTTGATCCCAAAGACGTCCCCCGAATTATAAAGAAAATCAGAGACAGGTTTAACATTCCCGATTACACCACAGTAAACGGAGAAACTCCCTGTAACATCAAAGATGAGGATATGGAGCTTCTCAGGGAGTGCGCTAAGCGTGGATTTCTTCAGATCAGAAATAAATAGTTCTAAAAAGTACAATATGAAAACAATATCAATAGATGTGGATGCGACAAGCGTTCAGATAGAGACAAGTATGGCTGGAAATGGATATGTCAGAGTAACAGCAGAAGTCGATGAAAGAGATTCTACTAAATTACTGGATTCCATATCCAAAGACGATATTTCAGATTATATGCGTGAGAATGGTTATATCTGTGAAATTGAATAATTTAAATAAAAGATAATAATGAGTGAAACAAAAATCATATTAGATGCTTATTCCGGCTTGTGCCGTCGGAGCGCCCCACAGAAGAGACAGGGTGTGGTTTGTTGCCCACCGTACAGACACAAGGCTTGAAGATGTGCGACGAACAAGGGAAGACGGCATTTTATCCGCTGGAAATGTTGCCGACACCGACTTCAATAGATGCCGGGACCGGAAGAATGAACAAGAGCAATTCACCCAATGCAAAGGAACGTCCAACGCTTGCTTTAGCAGCGAAGATGGGATTATTACCAACACCAACAGCAAGAAGCTACAAGAACGGATCAAAGTTAGAAGACGGAAGAACCAAGAGAAAGCAGAAACAAGGGTGGACGATGGAGTTGAACGATTTGGCAACATGCGGTATGCTCCCCACTTCAACAACGAGAGATTACAAGTCTTCAATGTCTCCCAACGGGATGATGCGGAAAAACGGAAAATTGAGGAACGATGCCTTGAGCAATATTCCAGTGATGTTAGGGGAGCATTGCACCCAACGCCCTGGGACGACTTCCCAACTCAATCCCCTGTTTGTCGAGGAAATGATGGGCTTCCCTTTAATGTGGACGACCTTACCATTCCTTTCACAAAGTGGAGACAAGAATCAGTCAAAGGATATGGAAACGCCATAGTGCCACAGGTGATTCTTGAGATATTTAAGGCGATAGAAGAAATTGAACATTTAGAGTAAAACAATAAAGAAAGGAATTAAATATGGGAAAGAATATCAAAGGTTTTGCTGGTTCTACCATCTTCAATCAAAAGACAATTAATCAAATGAACGGCATAAATAAAAACAATAAAGGGAAAGCATCCCCAATTTATATACCAACTAAAAAACGAAAGTAATGGAAGTTAAATTTAAAATTGGAGAAAGAGTAAAAATAGCCAATCATCCGGATAAATCTAAAATTGGTAAAGAGGTTGAGATAATTAACCTTCATCATTCTAATTTCAATCCGCAAAAGGGATATGTGGATGAATGGTTATACAATGTATGGGATGGTACGAAGTCTTTAGGGTGGGCACCTGAGTGCGACTTGGTAGCTAATAAACCTTCATAACTAATAAGGAAATGAAGCTAAAAGACATAGTAAGCCAATTGGCTAATCGAATAAACCAACCTCATGTAATTGAAGTTTATCTTCGACAAATTTATGCGAAAGGTTTTGTGGAGGGAACCAAGCAATCCCCGTGGATAAACGTAGAAGAGCAGTTACCAGAGGAAAATACAGGTGTCTTTTTTACTGTAGAATGGAAAGATTCTCATAAAGGCTACTTTACTGGATTATATTATGGAAATGGTCAATGGGAATCGGATCATCGAATATTCTTGCCAAACTCTCCTTTGGCTCGTATTACTCATTGGATGCCAATACCTAAGTTTAACTAATCAAAATTGATCAAAAATGACTGAAATGATTTTTCCGCAGGAGAATAGAGATTTAAAACTTACCTGCAAGCTAAATATTGATATGTTTGCTAACTCTGTTCGCTATTCATTTAAGTTGATGCAGAGAGCGAAGGGAAAACGAAAATGGCAAGATATAAGAGGGTATGAACGTCTATATCGTGCAAACACAGATATGGATGATATTTTAAGATACCTTTCAAGAAGCCAAGTGATGGAATTGGCTGAATTAGAGTATAAAAAGTATGCTCCAGCAGAATGTTTGTTTAACGAATAAGAAACAGATATGAGCAAAGAAAGATTACAAGAAATAGCAAAGGAATTGGCAAATAATGCCAATATGCCGTACTGCTGGGAAGATGTCTACAATCGTTTGATTGGCGGTTATCCTCTTCCGTTTAAAGTAGAAGTCAAATAGCGTAAAACTAACAAGTAATGAGTAAACTTAAACTAATAATTAGGTGGATATTACTCCCTTTATGGTTAGCAATATTCATTGTTTATCTACCTATATGGTATTTACAAATGAGTTGGTACTATTTTAGCTTTCAGGATTATTGGGAAGGATATCTTGTACTTTGGGATAGGGTAATGATAATTTTAAGATTAAAAACGATATGAGCAATGAGTGAAAAGAAACATATCCTCGATTGGTATATTAAGAATACGCCATCTGACGAGAAGGAATACGATAAAGGCTGTTTATTCGCTTTCTCTACAATAGCTATTGTTTTCATTACATTAGTAATTTTAATTCTAAAAACAATATAAAGAAACATTATGAGAGCAATAAAATTTAGAGGAAAATCAATAGAGGGTAAACAATTGGGAGAATGGATTCATGGGGCTTATCTCCCAGACTTTGATGGATATACTCACCGTACATTAATTGTTGATTGTATTACTGGATTTTCAGAAGAAGTTAATCCTATAACTATAGGGCAGTTTACCGGACTTCTTGATAAAAACGGTAAAGAGATTTATGAAGGTGATATACTGCAAAATACGCCAAAAGAAGTACGATACAAAGTCTATTGGAGTACAAACATTCACTCCTGGTCCTTAGAACACACTAATAATGGGAGCAAAAAACCACTGTGTTGTTTAGATGATAAATTTGAAGTGATTGGTTCAATCTACAATAACCCCGAATTAATTAACAAATAATCAAATAAGAAAGAAAGGAAATCAAAATGAAAAGCAAAAAGGCTAAGATGTTTTTAGAAACATGGCAGACCAAATTAAGGGGTGTTCCTGTAAATTCTCACGATGACGCCATGAAAGCCGTTGAAATGGCAGAGGAAGAGATGAAGCAGAAAGCTATTGAAGCGTTCCGCCATTTTGTCGAAGATTATTGTAACGAATCGGGAAGAAAGGATATTGCAGCAGAATCGGAGCACTATCTGAAGATATTCAATGAATTAATTAATGCTAATCAATAATGAATATAGTAAGAACTGAGCAAGAAATTTATGAAGTATTGGATGAATGTCTAAATTGTGAGAACACCAGCACATCCATATACCCTGGAATGAGTTACGAACAAGGTGTTAAGGCAGCTATTGAGTGGATTATCGGCGATACTAACGAACATCCAATTAACGAATAACTAAGTAGATATGAGAAAAACTTTAAGTATAGGGGACAAAATAATTTCTAAAAGAACTGGGAAAATACTTGAATGCTATCATGTCATGCCAGTTTTTATCGGAAATGTGATAAGTAGCTATGAATATAGCTTCTTTGATCAAGAAAAGAAACTCAAAACTATCAAAGCCTCGATATTGGAACAAATGCTGGAAAAAGCATGGATTAAACAATGATTCAAATTAGAATAAACTTGAACCTAATGCTGTATAGGTAAAGCGTGATAAATTATGAAATACGGGATTTTGGATTTGTTAGACGAGTCTCTGAGTGAACTTTCAAACAGAGAACAGCGGAATTTACTCAAAGAATTGTCAAGTGAAATCGATTCACGACTTCAAGATGTTGGTGAAGAAAAGGATGATAAAGACGAATTTGAGGAAGAGTAGCAACATTGTCATACGGTGGTTGAACGTCCACCGTATGACTCAATACAAAACAAATATGAATGAATTAACGAATGAGCAAGAAGCCGAAAAACTTGCCAAAAAGATAAAACGGTGTTTGGATTCCATTCCCGATAAATTTACAGTAGTAATAACAAACTCCGCTATTCAAGTGTGCCGTAAAGATGAGTTTGAGAAATATTTTCAGAAAGAAGGAGATATCGATAACCCTCCGAGCATAGCCTACGAAACATTTAACAGAGGTAATGTTTGCGGATGCGATTCTCAACTTTAACGTATAATCCTAAAAAAAATAACGAAAAGATATGAGCTTATTTACAACAGAAGAGCTAAATATGTCTATTAATAAGGCAGTTGATGCAACGAAGACAGAGGCAATTAATATTCTTTCCTCTGTCTTAGAAAATTGGGTACATGGCGGTGATGCTGATTGTATCATTGCGGAGTTTGAAGAGAAATTAAATAACGAAATTAGGATATGAAGCATTATCACGAAGAAGAAATACCCATAGAGGAAGACTTTAACCCGTGGGATGAGAAAGAAAGAGCTGTCTAACTAACTACTAACAAGATATGAATAAAAATGTATCTAAATATGCTTCTGAGCATTGGAGCAATAGCGATTATAAGGTAAGAGCCGAAATAGCTCATCAAAAAAGTGTATGTGTAGCTACCTCTGTTGTAAGAAAGGCTGTACTGGAAACCTTTGAAAAGGCTTTCTGTCTTGGTGAGGAAGAGATGAAGCATAAAGCTACTGAAGCGTTCCGCCATTTTGTCGAAGATTATTGTAACGAATCGGGAAGAAAGGATATTGCGGCAGAATCGGAGCACTATCTGAAGGTATTCAATGAATTAATTAATGCTTAATGGAATGATTATGAAAATAGAGACTAAATTTAATATTGGTGACAAGGTCAAGTTCACTAAGGATGGAGACCTGTTAGAGGCAGAAGTAATTGCCGTAGAGACTTTAAACAAGTCGGACGTATCTTTTATAACTTATGTTGTTATAACTAAAGATGGAAGGTTCTTCCGAAGGTATGAATATGAATTGAACGATTTAACTTCATAACCTAAATAAGAAAATATGAATATAATACCTATTACAACAAAAGATAATCTTTCTAAAGAACAGATTGAATATCTACAAAAACAGCAAACTGAATATAAACTTATTAATAGAATTAAAAAGAATCCGGGACATACTTTATTCTCATTTAACCGAAAAACAGGAGAAATAAAGAAAGCCTCTGTTGTATATAAGGTTTCACTTGGATTAAATGGAAATCCTATAACCAAGTCAGAAACAGTTATAGAACCAGACTGTTATTATGAACAAGCTTTGAATGAAAAGAATTTTAGAAAAAGACTGAAAAGAATCGGGCTATTAAACCTTTAATAATTAATATGAAAAAATAAAGTTATGGACGAAAAATTTGTAACATTGGATATTTGATGGTCCTAACGATGGCGGACAATGGGATACCTACGAAGAAGCGTTAGAGGCTGGAATACAAGAGGCATTAAAATTATGTAATTAATAACTATCATGAAGAGAAGAATGAAAAGAAAAATGATGAAAAATCCGGGTAGGTATAAATTGCATCAGTATTTGAAATATGCTCATCAATGGTCAAGTACTATCGATTATAAGTGCCGTTTATACCTGATATTAGAGAGTGGTAAGATAATTAGAATCGAAAATTAAAAATCAAGCCTGAACTATTCGGAATCTCCTAATAGTTTAGTAGTCCCAATACTTTTTTAAATGATGCATCCCCAAATGTCTTTGATGTTTGGGGATATTTTTTTTGAAAATAAAATTTATATTATGGAAATAAAAATAGATCAGAACTTATATGCTGATTCATTAAAAGCGGCATTGAAAGTAGATTTTCTTAAAAGTAGTAAGGAATTAAAATTATATGCAGCCTCTATCTATAACGCTTCGATGTGGGCTAGGGAAATCGATAAAAAATTGGCTATACGCACACGGATATTACCCTTACCAATACAGCAATAGGTATTATCCAATGTAGCACCTTCTCAAAACGTTCTAAAAAACATTCCATTGAAGAATCCTAAATATCAGGCAGAAATCACAGTAGAATGCGAAATCTGCCTGATCCAGCAATATGTCAACCTTACTTTCCTTCATACAACAATACAATGAAATAGTCCGAACTTGGATACCGCCCGGACACAAAAAAAGGCGGTGAAACCGTTTGGAATTACCGCCTTGACTTTAGTATTAAAAATTTTAATTATTTCTTGGTATTACCAGATGGCTTGCTTTTATTCTCATTACTTTTAATAAAAATAGATGCCACGGATACAAGTGTACTAGCACCCATAATCCCAGCAAACCAAGGTTTGTCTAAATAGAGAGCATAACCAGCAAGAGCTATCATTACAACTATAGCAAGAAATGCGAAAAACATTCCCCACCAGTTCATTCTTCCATCTCTTCTATCAGCTTTTCTAATCATATTCAATTTATTACTATCCATTTTATGTCGGTGATCTTGCTCTTTTACAGAGGCATTAATAAGATAATCAACAATCCTAGGATCAATACTCTTATATGCGGCTAATTCTTGAGGTGAAGGTAGACAGTTGTCATCAACGGTATAAGTCTGCTCTAATTGTTTTCCAACTCCATCGCCTGTTGCAACTTGTGTTTCTCGCTGTTTTAATTCTTGCTTACCCATTGTTTAATACAATTTCATTGAAAGCTCTACGCATATCCCCTTCAACATTTCTTCTGTCTTCCATAAGATTTCTCTTATCATCATTCCTATTTCTGTCTTTTTCTATAATTTCTTTCCTAATTTCAGAAATAGCTTCGGAGTTCTGCTTATAATGCCCTTGAGAGGCATCACGAAATGTAGAAGCTCCATTTTTAATAAAACGTCCTACTTCCTTTAATATGCACATACTTACCTCCATATTTAAATTATAATGCAAATATAAAAATAAAACAGTAAATCAGATATTTTGTTTCCAAGATTATGCATATTATTAACCATAAAGTCACATTTTAACTAAAAAATTAAACGGTAATTCCAACAAGTCAAAGAACTCTTATATCTTATTTCCCTTCATACATAGCTTCCATATACAACCATATCTTACCCGGAGGAGCATCCTCATCAGCAAAATAAAATTTATGTGCAGTCTTAATGATTAACTCATCATCGAGAACTGTACATGTATCGGCATAAAATCCGTTAAAAGCTACATACTTGTCCCATTTCGTTGTCCCCGAGGGGAAAGTCATGCCTTTGGTCGCATTTTCGATTTGTTCCAAAGTCCAATATCCGCCTTCACATTTCTTTCCTGCCCTATCTGTATATCGGATCATAGACACATCATGCATGGCAAATCCTTCATCATAATGGTTTCCATACATGATACCATGTTGTTCACGCATGAACTTCCAGAACATTTCTGGATGTTCCTCTTTCATTTTGCAAAGCATTTCGTTTAAGCCATCCACACTTTGCCACATTATCTTTTCTGTTGCTACGCCTGCATTTCTTGCGGCGATTAGCATATTCTTGTAATCCATAATAATTATGCGTTAAAAAGTTCTTTCAATTCAAGGAAATCCGCCTCGGTTATCTTTATCGCTCCAGTATTGCCAAACATAAGATTGAAAACCGGATTATTCGGTAATTTAAAGCGAACCACGCCTTTTCCAATAGTTCCCTGCAAGAATCCCTTGCCAAACGTGGTTTCTTCCATTTCTCGGAACATGGTCATCATGTCTTTAAATAGCATGTCCGCGTCAATATTTCCCTCTTCATCACAAATAAATAATGCAGCATTATCAATTGTATTCTCAATCTTCCCTCGCTCACGTGCCAAATAGTTTTTGGCTCCACGCTTCATGTAGATAGAAGCCGTTTTCAAATTCGGGTTCTGTGTCACAAAATCATCAATCCGGCCATCGACCCATGTTTCTAAAGAATTAATAGCTTTATCTTTAAAATCTAATAATTTCTCTTTTGCTTCCATACTATTTATTTTTTAGGAGTTTTAGGAACCGGCTGTTTACCATTCTTCATATCAATAAATTCCTGCCAGGTTAAGTGAGAGTACTGCATGATATATTCATTCATTAGCGCCTCCTTTTTGTTGGCTTCGTCTTTAGCGGTTTTCTGAATTCGTTTCAGAAGCGTAAGATGCTTATCAAGAGCATCCTTTCCGTCCTTAGTATTGTTCTCTACAATCGGACGCATGATGCGCATATATTCGCGCTGAAGTATCTGCTGGATATTGATGCTGCTTTCTTGGAACTCCTGATTGTTTTGCAGGAAATCAAATTCTTTATCACTCAATGAAGAAGTGATACGGTCTATCTCATCCCAGACTGGAGTAATCGGTTGTGATGGTTGCTGATAGGTCCTCTTCATGTCAGCAATCTTCTGCTGCATTACTTCCTGGGACTTTTCAAGTTCCGGGAGAGAAAAGTCCCTTTGTTGTAATAGTGGATCTCCGAAATTCATATTGCTTGTTAGTTAGTGGTTAGTAAAAAAAAGAAAGTGGTTCACCCCCCGGAGGGGGCTTACCACTAACGCTTTTTGCGTTTCTTTGCGCTCTTTACAGATTTCACGCTGTTGGAGTTGGCGTTACTGTACCTGGACAGTTGCATCCGAAAGGGTTTGCACCCTCCAGAACTGTAACTGTAGGAGTAGACGGCAATCCTACAACACCGTAGATGGCGCGGCAAGTCTTGCGATCAGTGTAGTTGATAGAGGCAGTAAATGCTCTGTCGATTTCGCACTGGATCAAACGATCTTGATACGGGCGAGTGGCTTCCAGAACGGCAACCTTCTTGTCAAGGTCACAGAACTTGGCGCTATAACGCTCGTTCAGTACGTCGTAAAGATCACGTTGTGATTTGTACAGACCGAAGTCACCGTCTATCTGAGACTTGTACAGACCAAAGTCAGCATCTACTTGAGATTTCCATAATTGGAATTTCTCGTTGATGTCAACATCACGATGAGCGTACATCTGTTCCTGAGTGTTCACTTTCAGACCCCACATTGCATTAGTCAATGCAAGAGCTTCAGAACAACCTTTTTCCCATGCCTGAAAAGCAGTGGGAGCAGCAGCAGAACGGCCCGCAATTGCATCGCTTACAGTGTTGATGTTCACGTTTTCGGGCATACCGCCACCAAAACCGAAACCACCTCTACGAGACAATGCCCACAAACCGAGCGCTGTGCCGGCAATACCTAAACCTAAACCAGCCGAATACTCACGTATTGCTACGTGTCCTGACTATATCTTACCCATACTAAGTATGAGAAGCCCTGTTTCGAATTCCGTGCAAATAGGAACCCTACTCTCCCGATTCGGAGATAGTCGATACACCGCTCAACCTTTCGATTGCATGGCACGGGATTTACCACGTGGGCATTCCCCGTTAGCATTAAAGTAGTTCTTTAACACCCCGCTTGCGAAGCGGATAAGGGCTAACAGGCACTGTTACATACCAGCTACACCTTTCGATGCAAAACGGTCGCGGTCATAATCGTAGTAGTCACGATCTCCGTGTACATACTCCTTCTCCTTGATTACTTCTTTTACTTCAGCTTCCATAAAAATATGTTATTTGTATGTTACAAGACAATGCAATAGCATTGCGATACAAATAACCTTATAATGGCTATGCTAACATATTGCTTATCTGCGAGTTCTCTGCGAGTTCTTTGCTAATTTCACTTGTACAGTTTTTTACACTCCATTTCTGTAGTTTACACTCAAAATTATTGCGGATATGATTTATTGACTGTCTTTTAAGGTTGGTATGCCTTGATATTTCATCATCGGTAAGAAACTGGGCAAGAAAATAAACGAGGATATATCGAGCATCTACACACTCCTCTTTATTGCTCTCAATCATATCGACTTCACTCACTCCCGTATGACGGCACACTGCCGTTGTCATTGCCTGGTATAAATCTTTTGTTTTCATATCTGTTATAAAACATAAAGTTATTAAAAACAATAGTCACAACCCGCTTGTTTAGTGAGGACTGAAAGCCCAAAACAGCATTGGATTGTGACTGTTGTCCCTTGTGGTTTACCAGACGTAGCAAGGGACGGGCTTTCTTTTATCTCTAAGCCCTCTAAAAGAGAGTATTTGTCAATGTACTGCGAGATGCTTCTACTCATCTCTAATAATCAATGATCTAAATCATATCAACCTCCTTTCTTTGTTTTATAGATTATCCATGCTGCAATCATCAATAGTAATAATATACAAGATGCCCATATTACACCGGAAATCTGCTTTGGCACCGTCGTTTCGTTTTTCTGCTTTTCCTGTTCCTGCCTATCGTTTTCCTGACTCCAGGAAGACGATGAGCTATCCGATTTCAATGCAGTACTATTCAACAATGCGATATTGGTATTTTGATCAATCTGATTGTCTTCTTCAGTATTACCTTCGGCCAGCAACGGATATTTACCTGTATCCGGATTAACCGGCTTACTGGTATCATACAACTTCCAGTTTATTTTCCTATTCATAGTAGAATGCAAGAAGTTGGATATATCCTGCATAGAAGTAAAGCCCAAATCAATACTCTGTTTAGTACTATCCTCTCTTTGAACGAAAGTCTCTTTCATGACGGTAGATTTATGACTCCCACAGGAATAAAGCGACATCACAATTACCATCACAACCAAGGCTATAAAACCTATTATTGATAGCCTAACCATTTCTTTTAGATTATTCATGAACATTTTCTTTTTATTAGTGTTACTATAAGGTTCATATAAACTCTTTTGAACGGCCTTCCGCTGTGATAGTACATTGCCGTTATATTATAGCTCAAAGATGAAATCATTGATTCGATTTAACCAGCCTCTCTTGAACTTGTTGTTAGCCGGGCGCTTACGACAAATTTCCTCGATGAAGTCAAACCGTGAAATCTTAATCATATCGAATAATTCGCGAGGATTACGTGAGTTAACAGCTTCAAGGGTTTTAGGCCCGACAATGCCGTCCACCTTAACGTTAAGAAGCTGTTGCGGTATCTTTATGCCGTAGTTTCCTGAAGCCCAAACCCAATCTACCAGAATATTAGCAACAGACTGACTTTCTATCTGGTCAGCCTTCCATCTGTCCCAATACATTGTCTTTAATATCTCGGTCCATTCATGCTCAGATAGATTCTTCAGCCTCTCAACGGTTGGTACCGGATAACCTTTCTTTCGGCAGTACTGCATATAGGTTGCAAGCGTTACACCTCGATTAGTCGCACCTCCCAAATCGTCGGGGTCATTTACGAAACCTCCCTCCCACTTTAGGATAAGAGGTGCCAGTTTTTCAACATTTGCCATAATTATCTTTCATTTAAATTGTGATAAAATTCTAATCTAATATTAGCATACGCCGATTCGATGTTTGTATAGGCACGCCCATTGTTAGGACCTTCTACATTGTATATTTCAGCCTCTACCACCTTTGCCACTTGATCAATCCATTTCCTGTCTGTATAATCAGACAATTTATTGCCATGATAAGTAAAACAATCAAGTTTACTATTACGATCTTCGTGTATGTTCGTTAGCAAAGTCCGTATCTTCTTAATGGTATTCTCCTTATCTACTATATGATTCTCTTCTCTTATCTTCTTTATAATACGACACACCTTTTCTACCGAAAGATCAAAAAGAAGATTAGATAGAGTTTTAACTCTTAACTGTGTTTCCGGTTGTAATCCTTCGGCTATACGTGTCATTATGTGATTGTTTTCAATCATTTGCCTTTTTAATTCCTGCCAATTTGCTCCCTGGGCTGATAATATACCGTTAATAATACTCATAAACCACCGAAAGCAAGCAATCCACATTAAAGCAGATAATACAAGAAAAAAGCCTGCCGTGATAGCCATCATTCCAAACTCACTAATACCCCTTCCCGTCTGAAGAGCCGCATTTACAACTTCCGTATCCATTACTTTTAATTTTATAAAATTAATCTTATATTTGCAATTAGGATAGTTAGGACACTATCTCGCTCACAATCTCGTCCGGCTCGTGAGAGTCAGACGGGATTTTTTCATGAAGCTGGGTAAGTATTTGTCAAAACATCATTTTTATAAAATCTTAATCCAACTCGTGGATCAATATAAAAGAAATAATTATCATCTCCCATATTAGTGGATGACGAAATTACAGCACTTGATATATTCATTTCCGCGTTTAATACATCATTATGATAGGTTCTCAGCCTGATTTTGGGATAGTAATTTTTACCTTCCGTCCAGTCTTCTTCAACGAAGAATATACGTCCAACTTCATTGTTGTCTTGATTATACATAGAAAGACTATTGGTGTCTGGATCAATTTCTATACGAGTATCATTTAGTGATGTTGAAATTTTGCCTATAATTGATATATTTCCGACTTCATCGATATTGAAAGAGCCATTGGGAGATTGAATATTCTTAAAGACTCCACTTGTCGCATTTACCTCACCGTTGAATTTATATTTTTGGCTCTCTGGATCAAGCTCAAACATTACCTCATTATTAACAAGAGCAAAGATACCAGACCTCTCAACACCATTAATGGTAATGCACTTATCTCCCTGCACAATACCTGTCAATATCGGTTCTTCGGCAGTTCCGGTGTTCTTACCCGTAAACAGCTTTGGAGATATCATATAATTACTACCAATTTGCACCTTGTTTGTATCCCAACCTATTAACCAATCTGGAACATTTGCCATCACCTTAGATATTGAAGCTTCGGTAATCAAGACATAATCAGGAATTGACTGTTCATAGGCCATTACCGCAATACTGTCATATTCTAATGATTTCTCGAGGGATATATTTATAAAGTTGAGCGATTCCAAGGGCTGAATGGAAAGCACTTCAACACCTTCTTTTAAATAAGATACACGCCACCTGTCAGGAGTATAATCTTCCTTACTGCTTCCACTTATACGAAGTAACTTAGCTATAACAGTATTGCCGGAAATTGAAGTGCCATGTATATCGCACGGAATATCGCTAACGCGGATACCGTTCATATAAAATTCTATCGCAAACATTACAGCATCTTGGCCATCCGCACCATCTTCACCTTTATCCCCTTTTATTTTAATGGGATTTCCCCAACTACCGGAAGACGCGCTTTCCGCTACCTTCTGAGACATCCATACGACCGAATCTGTAGCGTTGGTATGCCATCCGTTTAAAGTACCATCTTCTGTTGGAACTTCCGGTTGTGACTCGCCATCGTGATATGTAATAAACACGGATAAACCATCAGAACCATCAGCACCAGAAGCTCCGTCATTTCCGTCTGCTACCATTAAAGCCCAGGCAGTTCCTGTGTAAATATAAACCTTTCCATTGTCAATATCCCGATATACCCAGTTTATCTCGGGATTCGCAGGGGGAGTAGACAAGTCACCTTTCCACACAATTGATAATCCATTGGTGCCATCTTTACCATTAGCACCATCTACACCGTCAATAGTCATTTGATACCATACGCCATCCTGATAGACGTAACTCTTGCCATCCGTAGTATTTCTATAAGCCCAGCCATTTTGAGGATTAGCAGGATGCGAGACAAAGCTGCCTTGCCACACTATTGATGTTCCATCCTTGCCATTAACTCCGTCAGCACCATTCTGTCCCTTTTCTCCAGTTACACATACAGCCTCTGTTGTTGTGCTCGTACCATCCGTATATGTTATGACTGAACGCGTCCAGACGTACCAACCATTTTTCCAAGCAGGTCTTTCAGTACTCCAATCTCCATCCGCCAGACTGGAGGAAGAACTGGAAAGATAATATTGTTCTACTATCGAGGAAATTCCCTTTCCACCACTGATGCACGCCGCCTCAGTATAACTAATAGTCCCATCAGTAAGTGTTATCCTGGTTCTTGACCATATATATTTTCCATTTTCCCACGATGGTGCCGTAGTCTGCCAACCCAAGGTAGGAGCTTCAGTGCCGGATGAATTTTTTGCATATTCAACATCAACTGATTCAATACCGGTTCCTGCATCTCCCTTTAGGTTTTCCTTAGCTTCAGGGGAAAGATTATCCCAGCCTAGAATCACATCTCCCATTGTGCAGACAAATTTGTTTTTTTCGTCATTCCATTTCCATGAGATTGCACCACCGGCAATATATCCGGATTTATCCGTTGCAAACCGGGCGGAACCGTCGCCAAATTCGGCTGTTCCATCAGGATAGATACAATAAACTGTATGTCCGCTGCTATCTGTTCCTTTAATCAAGCCATTCTCGCAATAGAAGCCTTTCAAACCATTTGCACCGGGTATATCACCACCGATACGCATTTTTACGCAGCCGGCAAAACTTTTACTATTAATGCCAAAGAGAATGTCAATGGCGGGTTGTCCGCCTTCGTCCGCATGAAGATAGATAGCTGATTGTCGATTTATATTAATAGTATTACCAAACTGTATAATTTCATCACCTTCAGTTGGTATAGACATATCTGATAATCCGGAGACTACTGCTTCCATGCCATCTATATAATCAATACTTCCGGAAAATTCACTGACAGGAATTACAATCGTATCAACGCCATCTATCTTGCGAATTTCCGATATCTCTACCCAATAACCTTTTAATGTTCCATTTTGCCAATTCTGACAACGAATGATATCATGAGCGACGAAGGACATTTCATCTTCTTCAATAGTAATGAGCCAATTTTGCTTTGCATCATCCAATATGGCACTCTTTATCTTACCGTTTGCCTGAGTGATTCCAAGAGCTCCTTTTACAGCACGTATCTTCTGGATCAAGAGTTCAAAAACCGTCATCGTTTCACGCACAACAATAGAATCTATTTCAAGCTTCCATTTTCCCGATATATACTCCCATATTTTCCATCCGTGACCTGCGAAGCCGGACATGAAATCTTCTACCACTTCTGCCACATATTCTCCGGCAGCATTCAAGATTTGCTTACCAGTTTTCTTTGCCGAAGCAAGCATACCTACAATCTTTGCTGTACTTAATATAGCCATAACTATAGTTTTATTATTTCAATCAGATTAACTCCAGGCACATAGTTCACGCCTAAAGTGTTCCAGAAATACACATCCAATAAGCCATCGCTACCAACTGTTACGTTATCAATTTCAACGAACTGAGTCATGTTATTCAACGGGCTAAAGTCTATATTTACCTCCACATTGTTAGCCGAATAGAATACCGACGGAAATTGGTCTGACGGAAGATCCCTGTCACAAGAAGGCAATATTCTTACTTTATAAGTACCTGCGGCAAATGCCTGGAATCGAAGCATGACCTTTAAACCGGAGCTGGTACTGCTACCGGAATTATACCGACTAATATACTTGGCGGGATATACACCGCTATCGTCCACATCAGGTTGGCGTACATCTGTATTAATAGCAGACCGGTCCACATTTATCTCACCTGGATAATCATCTCTTCTCTTTAAGTAATTACCTACTTCGTTTCCGCCGGAATCTTTCAGAATATTGGTTGTATAGTTAGTTCCTTGTACAATTGACATGTAATTTATAATCTCACCATTAACCGTATCATAAGATATATTATTGGCAAGCTGAGCAAATGAAACGATTGTTTTTCCGGCAGTGCCACTTCCACCTTCTTCCTGGAAATTACAAGTTATCGTTTTATTGCCTTGAACATTATTGACGGTCGCCGTTCCGCTCGTAGTCCCTACACCGGTACTCGTATCTGCGCCACTCCAACTACCGATAACATAGCCATCATTAGCCTGCGCGTTAACGCTTGCCTGGCCTCCCTCGGCAACATCCTGAACGGCTGGTGTCACAGTACCGTACGCATCGTTATTCGCCTTTCCTGTTACTGTATAAGATACGGCCGGACGTTCAGAATACAAGATGGAGGAAGATTTGATTTCTGACGTTCCATAATCATTCTTAACCTGTACATATATCGTTTTAGATGCATAACCGGCTGAAAGCTCATAAGAAAAAATCTTCGATGTACCGGCAATCCAGGATACATCGGTTAAATCGGCAGTCTCTCCAACTTTATAATGAGTAAGTCCGCCAGTCATATTGAGAGTTATAGAAACCAATTGGTCGTAAGTCACCGTTACACCATCATTGATTAATATCGAATTTAAAACCGGTGCGGTCTCATTCGCGGATAACCGTGCGACAAACGGAGCTTTTAAAGTATCTTTTAATTGATTTACAAAATAATATGCATCAGTCTTATCATCCTCGGATAACGTACTTTCAAATTTTGACGTATATTTCTCAGCACAATCCAGGAGCAACTCGTTGAAATTCACATTTACAAGCATTCCTGAACCATGAGCCGCATAGCTATATCCGAATATCTTGTCGGAAACCGTGAACGCATCCACGGAAGTAGTTCCTGATATCAGGAATGACAAGTCCTTAAAATAATAGTTCTTAGAAAATGGAACTAATATTTTCCATGTGACAGTATTGTCGCTTACTACTTTTTTAACGATTGAATTCAACCTCATCTGTATATATTCGTAGACCTCATCCCAGGAAGCAACCCAAAGGCTATCGTCACCACCCTTTCCATATAATGAATAGATAGTTTCCAATAGCTCTATCCGGGAAAGGTCCACGCGGTGGGTCGTTATACCTACCCAGTAGGGGTTATCGCTTGTATGTTGTTCAGCCAGTTCTTCCAGCTTTACATCATTAACGGAAGAATTGGTTCCGCCGTAGGTCCTTTTTTTGAATAAAGAACCTGTAGATTTCAGGTAAATGAATTCCAGGTGATGTAATGAACTGCGATAGAAATCAATTAAAGGGGATTTATCTGCCGCAGTTACGTAGGCGGCATTACCGTCGGGGAGTCCCATTATTTTCATGCGACGGTTTATTTTCTCCAGAACCTTATTGTAATCGGCCACAAAGCCTTTTTCAATATCATCGGCATTATCCTTATCATATACTCTTTCGTCAACATTGTGGTAGAGCATGGAAACGCCCCAATCCTTTATCAAGTCAAGCTCATTCCAGGTTATATATATGCTGTTAGTACTGCTGTCCTTTATAAGCCCATCCGGATTATATTCGTTACCCCACGTTGGCCATAATGCAATGCTAAAACCAAAACGGCGATCATTACCGCAGCCGTCAGTATATACGAGTGGATATTCAGGTATATAGCCGGTCGTCGGTGTGTTGCCAAGATGGAAAAACTCAGTATCATCAATCCATTTTTGATTAATTCTTCGCCAGATACGTGCATAGGCTCCCTCCACGGAATCATCCGCTGTATATGTAAATGCGAAATGCTTGTCATATTTCAAAGGCGCAAAATTTAGGTTCACATCATCCGCACTAACACCGGAAGGAAGATCAATGCTAAATTCGATAATCTCTCCTGCAAGTTTAAGATATTCAAGGGTCAGCATCAAGGTTGAACCGGATGGCAAAGCTGACTTACATATCACAGATAATTTTGTCTCAAAATTTTCTGTCACATACATCTGACTAACGTCAATCGCTCCTGGATAAAACTTACCATCTGTATCCTTGACTGTTATGTTTTTAGCTGCTAAATACATATTATTACCCAACGGGGATTCGCTTACGGTGTACTCCTTTTCGGCCCCTACAGAAGTAGGAGGTTCAGATAATGATACAGTACAAGAATAGATATCATGTTCTTCTCCCTTGAATGAATAAGAACCGATTACTTTTTCTTCGTCAGAAATCCAGATACCACCGGAAGCGCCCGATATCCCTTCAAGATAATCAACTCTTGTAAGGAGCTGTGCCAGATTCTGCTTTTCCGTATTGGTATAGTCATTCGTTGACAGTCCTTTACCTGCTATACTATCCTGTTTGGAATTCACTGCGCTGACTACTTCGTTAAATTCACTGGCAGAAAGTGTATCGCCTGTATTTTTAGTAGGAATATTTATATTTGCCATATTTTTTATTTTTTACGTTAAACCAATGCAAATGAGAAAGTATACGGGAAACCGGATGACGGAGGTGTTACACTACCTTTAATAACAGATATAGGCACAAATACCATTTGTTGAATCCTCTTATCAAAGACAGGAATAAGCATGTTATCTTCATCTATGCTTCCCGAAAACAAGGATGGTGCCACATAACTCCACTCATTTTCACCCTTAACCGGAAGAGAACCTACCGGAGCAGTATCAACAGAGGAATTAACGTTGCTAAGCTCTCCAAAAGAAAGTTCTCCGGAGGATTCCGCTATTTCCATCACTGCATCTTCATCTTCTTCAATGATTAAATTCTCATCCTCTTCGACAATACCACTCTGTGATGTGGCTGGTGTCTGTTTGGGGATTCGAACCACCAACCCTTTTTCTATGGTAGCACCTCCTAATAACCTTAGCAAATAATTAGTGGAATCTGATTTGTCCTTACGAAGAAATAATTTATCTCCAAAAGATTTAATTATAGATTGTATCTGTTGCGTTGTAAGTCCCCCACCTCCTTGCCCACCAGAAATTGAATCTATTTGGTTTTGTATTTTCTCTAATGTCCCGACTACTTTATCATTGCGAAGGATAATATCGTATGTCGGAATAAGTGTAAACCCTTCCTTTATTATAAGACTGTCAATGATAATGCTACCGTTAATATTTAAATCATCGTCCTCAAATAGCATCAAATCTCCTTCCTTTATGCTATCGTGCAGATCGGGATGACGTGCCATAAATATTTCATCAACTTTAGGCTCATAAGAATATCGCACATAATCATTCTTAGAAAGATATTCTTTTGCCTTAGAAAAAAGCTTTTGAGAACTCGCTTGAATATAAACATCCGGCATGTCTATGTTCAACAATACAAACTTGTCTCCTTTTTTTATATTGTAACCTTGGTAGGGGAAATATAATTTTAAACCTTCATCATAATCACGGTTGCAAGTCAATACATACTTATTGCCTTGTTTTTCACATTTCGTTATTTCAAACTCACGTCCACCACACATTCCATTTTTCATACTAATGGTGGCTGTTTCAGATGTTAGATAATCGTTTATATCAAAACCAATATCTTTTAATGTAATGGTAAAAGGAGGAATGTTTTCATCTTCTTCTATTTCATCCATTGTACCATCATCCGTCAGTTGTTCCGCATCGGCCACCTCATCAAGATTGCCATTATCCCCCGCATCTAACGATATATTAATTCCAGCGGCCTCTAATTGCCCCGCAGTCATACCTTCCATCGAAGGGTATATCTCTTCCAAATCTCCTGAACCGTCAAAATAAACGCTTCCTTCCCGAATACCTAATTCGCTAACATTGGGACTGTCTATATAAGGGTCTAACGTTTTTTCTGGGAAATCCGGTAGCATCAAGTTATCTACAGCCATGTTGTTAGGAAGGTAATTATCAGAAGAGCTGTTAGATAATTTATTATAATACCTTAAAGGCATGTTTCTAGTACTACCATATGCGCGTAGCCGGGTAATAATATCTTGGTCTGTCTCTGCTGTTTTCTGAATACTATATAGCCCATTCCCTTTCCCATAACTGAATAAATTCCCTACTGCAATTCCGGAAGTACCTATAGTTATAGTTCGTCCTCTTATGATAAAATTTGAGCCAAACTCGCTGTTGACAAGAGCCAAAGCATTCCATACATTTATGTTATTGACCGATATGTTTTTATTTGAGATGTTAACGTATTCAGGATGAACTGTTACAGTCCATTTCTTTTCATTTTTATATATTCTATCAAGATTGACTTGTATTCTTTCAGCCAAAGCGCTTATATTTTCTGCATAGAAGCTAAAAACAGGCAAGGATGAATAATGTACTAAGTTGTCGCTTTCTACATAATCTAGGAACCTACACCTTGTCAGTTCATCTGCAAGAGAATTGAAAACTATATTCTCGTATTTGAAAGCCTCTCCATATGTGTTCTTGGCGGCCTGCTTCAATTCGGTAGGGTCGTAGTTTATTTCAAACCTTTCTTCACGGTATATCAGATAGTCTCCAATTTCAAAATCAATTGGAGATGCGGACGTAACGGTAATGTTAACGGAACAAGCTCCCATGAACTCTCCGTTATACTCTAATTTATTGACAATACATCGTTGCGTTTGTCCGTCTTTATTATATACTATCCAACCCATATAGTCAACTCCTTATAACCAAATTTTCAACAATTGTACTGTCATCTGCATTATAAATTGGAATAATCCTTGTTTTTGGATCGCATACGTGCAGTTCCATATTAAACTCAAGAATTTCACTGTTGTCTCCTTGCCACAACTCCGTATCGCTTATTTTAGTCAAATACACATCCTGCCTTCCTGTACGTGTCATGGCATTGTATATTTTCAACCGTGAGCCATAATTATCCGCTCCGGTAAGATACTCAAGCAACATCTCCAATTTATCCATAGCCGTTCCTTTCGCTCCCTCATAACATACGCTTATTTTAATGTCATATGCTTTTAAAGGTAACGTGTCTGGAATAAATGTGTCTTCACCATCTTCGTCTGCCCAGTCGCGTTTAGGCAAGTCTTTAACTTCACCCGGAGCAGAAAGCGGAAAATCCGTACACACCATCCCGAAATCAACGAGAAAGTCCTTAACGGGTGCGTCCGACTTCATCTTCTGGAATAATATGGAATATGGTTCGTTCATTTACTTTAATAAAAAAAGAGCCTGAAACGGGTACAACAGCTTATGTTGCCCTATTTCAAGCTCTTATGGCTTTATGGTATATTAAATGAATTGATACTTCATTGCAAATATACCAATTTTTATTATATTATCTACAAAATAATAGAAAATATAAGTAAATATACTTGTTATATATGCGACAATATCCGCATGTGTAAGCATTTTGTTTTTTCACCTTCTGCTTCCTTGGGCTTCTCCAGCTTGTCTATTCTTTCGTTGGCGAGTTCCAAATCTTCGGATAAGCGCAACAATTGCTTCATGAGAATTTTATTCTGTCTTATCAGTATTTCTATATTGTTTTCCATAATGTTAATTCTTTTAATATAAGTGAGTTGTATGGAATAAGTCTGCTCGCCTTACAAATGAGGCGAGCAAAACTAATTGACATAGTGTTATCTATTCTCCTTTTATCTGTTTTACAGCTTTCCTAATGTTCCAATTATTATCATATAAAGCATGAACCAGCCTTCTTCCTTTCTGCGTCCACACTGTATATACACTTGTACCTATACTACCGTCAGAACGGGTGAAAGTTTGTGTTCTTGTGGAATGAAGTCCCCATCTTGAATAGGGAGTACAAAACATCCACTGACCGGATTGCTTATAAATAATCCCTTTCTCTTTCAGAATCTTATTTAGCGTAAACGCTTCCATTCCTATCTCTTTTGCAACTTGTGTAGTAGTCATAGTATTTACCGATTGCAGCGTTTCATCGTAATAATTCACTTTTGGAGCTGATTTCTTTATTTCATTCTCCTGCAATTCAATGGTAACTTGCTGCTGTTCGGCTTGGGATTGCAAGCGTTGCTTTTCCTCACGTTCATTTTTCAGTTGCGTGGCAAGGCTGATAACAAGATCGGGGTTGTTAATCATTTGCTCCAAAGTTGGCTGAGTGGCGGTCATACCGTATTGAAGAAGTTCTTTGATACGTTTGTTACACCATATAGCAAATGTAGGGGATAACCAACGAGCAAATTCAAGGGCAACATCTTCGTGCATCCAAGTGCCTTGTTCTCCATTACCTCCCTTAACTACTTGAATTAGTGCCGATATGGGAATCTGAATATCGGTTGAAAGTGCATCTACAAACTCAGTGGTTGTTTTTAAGCGAAGCCAATTACCAACTAATTTCCCAAATGCTTTTGCCATCTCTGTAGCGTTCACCATTACATTACCTTCCTTACCGAAAGATATGCTATTTCCATTATATTCAAATATCTGTATATCCATGACGTTATTTTTAAAAAGGAAAGGGCAAATGCCTATCCGTATATTGTAGGAGTTTACGGAATCGGCAAATGCCCCATAAAATATTTTTGTTCTCCATGCGCAACTCCTACGTAACGCACTTTGATAGCTATCTTCTGACAGCAAAGTTATAGGACAAAATAGACCTCTGCAATAGCCCTAAAAAGCACTTTAAAATATTGGGCTGTATTGGGACATAAACGGACATAAACGGACATAAAAAACTTTATTATACGATGTAATTTAGATACATTCTACTTCCATATGCGATACATGGCGTATAAACATACCATCATGCCCGAGCTGTGATACCACTTGCTTGTTTAAGAATATAACAAGCTGATTTATTTAATATTGCTGGTCTAATTATAGTCCCACCATTATAGATATGCTTCAAACACTTTCACATTATAGATATTGACTTGTCCGTAGTTGGCATCAAACACCTTCTTAATATCATATCCCAACTCATAAGACAAAGCTTTCATCTTTCTCCAATTAATAGAGCGCCAGTTCATCCCATGCTCTTTTGCCCAACGCTTGATAGAATACCATTCTTTTGATTCATCAAGTTGTTCGGTCTTCTGTTCAAGAAGCTGTTGCTTTTGCCTGTTTTCTATTTCAAGTCTCTCTTTCTCTTCTTCTGCCTGTAATGCCATTAGAAGAAGTTCCTTACGGGAAAGCTGATGCTTTGTTACCTTATGGAATACTTCACGGTACACATCAAATACCGGGCGAACTTTGCGAGCGATGAAGAATTCCATACAAGCAACAGTAAGGTAGTAATCTACTTTGTTGTTTCCTCCCCAGCCGTTAATAGAATCTTGCTCCCCATTTTTGGGAAATTGCTTGCAATCTTGCTTGCCATTTTGGGCAACCGACTTGTAATCAACACCTTCAATAAATTGTTCATTTGAAGTCAAAGCTCTTACAGCCTTCCCCTTTTCGGAATAGACCAACGGCCATACTTCTTCAAGATTGATAGGGAACTCGTTATCAGATTGTGACAATTTTAATACTGCGTTAAAATACGCTCTGATTTCGCTTTCGCTACTTTCCTTTGATAAAACCAATTCGCTTATATCTTTATTCGTTTTCATATCCGTTTATTTAAAATGAAAGCAGGGAGAAATGAAATTTAGATGTTTAATGTGGCTGCCAACATCCAATTTCAAAACTCCCTGCAAATATCTTTAGTGCTTTTACCGGCAGCCACGCGGGTAAATAACAACGTTGTTTCCGTTCGCTAAGTTAGGTAACAAAAATTAATTAAACAATAGACGATTTAAACTTTAACTTATTGATTATCTGTTTAAAACAACAAACAAAGAAACAAACAAACAAAGTAAAAATGCATACAATTGTTGCGTACAATATACTCTAGACAGATATATTGCACCTTTAAAATCTTTGCTACTTGGCTAAATAAGCAAGTGAATTAACGTTGGTTAAAACCTCTTTGTAAGTTTCACAAACGGATATAGAAACAAATGGAAAAGATAGAGGATAAGCACTGCACAGAAAGGTATAATTCCTCTTCTGCGTTTGATACGTTGAAACATCTTCTTCTCTTCGAGAAGGATGCAGACTACCGCCTTTTGGTAGGTGGTAGGAAAAGTTAAATTCGTTGTGACGTTCATTTTTTAACGAATTGTGATAAAAAGAAGCCCTTCGTAGGTGTGAACGTCACAACATACGCAGGGCATAGATGTCGCAGATTGTTTCCTTTCTGCCACCATAAAGGGCTTCCCAATATCTTGTACAAAATGTATTCGCTTTATTTTGCCCAAGAATTTATGTTGTAACGTTCACTGCAAAGATACGCATTCAATTTTAAAAAGCAAACATGTTTTATAACATGCTATATATTCTATAGAAGTATAGAAAATACAGCACTAACTAAAACCAAAATAGAAAGGAAGGCTATAGGTAAACAACCTGTTCTATTATTTGGAGTAAATTTATGACTATCATTCATTTTCCTTCCGCATCTAGGGCAGACAGGCGATCCAATAGGCAAGCTAGATTCTTTCCCACAATCGCAGCGATACATGTGCGTCTTTTCTGCTTCTTCTCGCTTAATGACATGGCTTTCAAACTCATTAATTTCCCGTTGAGAATATTCTCCTCCTGCCTCATTAGGTTTAAATTTATATCCGCACTTCAAGCAGGTGCATTGTATTTTATTCATCCCTATTCCACCAGATGCAGCAGCAGCAAAAATATTACCGGTTATCAATCCACCAGCAATGGCTCTCCCAGTCTTAAATCCTCTTTTATCTATATAAATTTGTGTAGAATGACATTTCGGACATTTCATACTATAAGACTTTTAAAGTTAATTCTTTCGCAAAAATACACATTCTAGAATAACCAACCAAGAAAGTAAATTACTTTCTGCAAAACCTCATCCATATTCCCTATATTTGCATTGCTAAACTTAAATTAAAGAGAATATGGAATTAAAGGATTTTATCAAAGGCGTTGTAGCTGATGTTACAAATGCCATAAAAGAGTGTCAAGAAGAACTTGACAATGGAGCTATATTATCTCCCACAAACATTGACACAAGGGAAGGTGTAAAAACGGAAAATGGTTTCTTGACTGTTTCAAAAATAGACTTTGAAGTATCCGTATCAACATCTTCCACAAATGAAACTGGAGGAAAGATAAACGTCATTTCGGCTATCGTAAACGGAGGAATAGGAAGCGAAAACAAATCATCAGATGACAATGTGTCTAAAATCAAATTCTCTATTCCTCTGATTTACCCTTTTTCTCGGTTGAAGGTCCTTTCTCCCGGAGCAAAAACTCATTAAAACACTTATTTATAGCATTCACCCCTTCTGCCGCATTCCACACGGCGTATTCCGGATCCTTCCCTTGTTTGAATACGCTGTTGTAATACAACTTAAAGAATATCCTTCTGTAATACCACCGTCTGAAAAATGCAACAATCTTTTTCATAAGCCACCTTTCTTTTTCTAAATATTCCCCGGCTTTCTGTTCCGGGGAATATTGGCTACATTTGCAGCCGAATTTAAAAACAACGTCTATTTATAAGTGGCATGCTCTTTGCGGTAACGACAAAGGCAATATTGCCACAATATTTAAAACCTTATCATAATGGGGAAAAAACAGAAAGCAAAAACAGTAGAACTTAACAGAAGTTCTAAAACTGGACGGTTCGTTACAGAAGAATACGCCCAAAAGCATCCAAGCACTACACAGACCGAACATCGCCCGAAAAAGAAATAGGAAGTATCGTTAAAATCTTTTTCGTAAGAAACTCTATTAAGTAGGAATATGCTTCATCGCTATCATTGGTTAAGTTTATTCCTGCTTTTTCTAACGTAAAGTTGGCTATATGAAATATTTCGTGCGCCAAAACAGACATTCCTTTTATATCTTTCGGCAAATCAGGCATATATAGAATCATCTGACCGCCCGGCAATAGAAGGCTTTTCCCTTTTTCTTCTCCACTAATCATAGATACAATTTCAGAAGCTTGTTCACTTCCAAACATCTTTGAAAGTTTAGCTTTCAGATATTTCTTTTCACCGAAGTGAACCATTACGTCACGGTCATATATGTCTATGCTTATAATTTTATTCATCGGACAAACACAAGGTCGATATTTTTTCAATGCAAGCCTTTGGTATAACCATTATACCATTGGCTTGCTTTATCGTATTATCTGTTTCTTCCGCAAAATTATGAGCCAATGATATAACTTTGTCATCTTCATATATTATCTTCCCGAAACTTTCCACTAATAATTTTTCAGCATGATAATCGGATATATCCTGCCAACCTGACGTTACCCCATAACTGTCAGTCCATACAATACAGACATTATTTCCGACTATACCTTTCATGAAATCAATCCTCTCCGCCATGAAAAGATGTCAAGGTCTCGGATAGGCTTTGTCAAATTACGAAGGCTGGTATTCATGCTTTTTATGGCTTCCAGCCTTTCATCTACCCTTTCCTCTGTTTCCAATTCATTGTCAGCCCTCCAAAACATCAAATCATGCGTTTCAGATATAATGGTTTCAAGCTGAATAATAAATTCATTGCACTGCCTACGTAATTCAAGTTCTTTCCTTTCACGGGAATTTAGTCCTTCGTTACTCATACTCTCGCATCTTTTCCGCAAATATAGCAATAATATATATAAAATCTAATATTTCATAGACAATATAAATAAAACTGGTGTTAATTGTTTCTGTCCCTCACCATAACTTCTCCATTCGCATTTATCATGCAATCGGAACTTTTTTTGTACACATACGCCTTTGCACTATCACTTTGCTTCACGTTCACCTTTGCATTATTATAAACCGACACGAACACCTTAGACATTCCCGAAACCTCTATCGAAACATCACAATCGTGTCTTACATATAATCTTGCAGCCGCAAACCCACCAAAAGAGATATTACCGGTGCATTTGCCGTTTAATACCCAAGTACCGTTGCCACCATTTACCACATTCACAACCTCATCCACGAATACAAGGTTGTCATTCAATATTTTCCTATCAAAGTAGGCTTTAATAAACTCCTTGTTTGGAAAGTCGTGTTTTTCAAAACAGAAATCACTTCCTTTCTTCCACATCTTAATCAGTTCGTCTTGGGTACGATCTTTCTCCCATTCACCCTGCCATTGTTGGCAGAGACCAAGCTCTATTGCCCGGTCTCTAAGTTTTTTATTTAGTTCGTTCATAATTACAATACTTTAAGTCTGCCAGACCCTTTATCTATTATTCGATTAAACATATCCCGTATTTCCTCTGCAAACTGTGCATTTCTTTCCGTATTTCTCGCTATCGCATTCAGTTGTTGCAACTGTGCCTGCGCTATTGCATTCATTTTAGGAAACTCCTCATTGAAAAACTTTTCCTGCAACATACGTTTTACACTAACGTCCTGCCGTATGGCATTCAAGTATGATCCGAGCAAGTCAGCAGTATCTTCCGTAACTCTTTGTATGTCTTTTGACAGACCGGAAGTGTCGCCATCTCCTGTAGCTGTCAATGCACCTCCAGTAGCCTTATTAAATGCTTCAAGAAATTTATCTGATGCTTCAAGCATTGCATTTCCTTCCGTATCAAAAAAGTTCTTTATAGTTGAAGCGGCAAGCTCTGTATTGTTGTTTAAGTCTTCAAAGTTCTCAAATACACCTCCTTTACCGTTTTCATCGCCAAACAGCTTCTTTTGTAGCTTTTCCATCATCGGAGCGATAACCATATTCTTCAGGATGGAATTAGCTACATCTTTCATTATATTGTTGACCGCTTTGTCAAAAGCTTCAGCCGCATCTTCTCCATTAGCAAAAGCATTAACAAGCGCATCGCTAAGTTGACCAGCCCATCCGTCAAAGTCTATTGCATACAACTCTTTCGCCAAATCCTCGATAAAGTAACGTATCTGACCATTTAATTCATTTATCTGTTGTTGATAATCAGCAATTTTTCCACTATCCGATTTCTTTTTGCTTTCTTCGTCACGGAGCTGCCCTTCAAGTTCCCTTCGTTGTGCCACGAGTGAAATATATTGAGCTTGATATGCTTGCAACGCATCTGTTCCGCCTATGCCTACATCTTCAAGTGCTTTCAGAACCTCTTTATCAGCTTCTACGGAGAAAAGTTTAATGTTTGTTCCGAAAAACTTGGATATTTTTTGGGCTGTAAGCTCTCCCTCTTTTATCTGTTCTTTCAAGTGCTCCGCATATCTACCACTATTTTTCAGCACCTCATATACGGTAGAATAACTTGTACTTAAAGAACTTCCACTCCTCTGTACCTGTTCATTCAATTGTTCGTACAGAGCAAGTTGTTGCTCAACCGCTCTTGTGCCTGTACCTCCAAATCTTTCTACAGAATCATTCAGATTATCATATGCAGCCTTTAAGTCCTCTACACGCTGTTTACTTCGTTCTATAGCCTTGTCTAACTTCTTATCGTGAATCTGGGCAATTCCGCTTATTAGACCTAAAGCCGCACCGGCTGCGGCTCCCCAAGGCCCTGCCGCTCCCAAGGCGGAAGTTATTCCCTGCATTGTTGAAGCACCGCCAACCGCACTTCCCATAACTCCTGCTGCATCGGAAAGACCTGAGCCAAGTCCAAGGTTTTCAAACACACCACCAAGGAAGTCGGCAGCATCTGCTAAAGCATCAAATTTACTTATTACGCCTTGTATTGCATCCGCCTGTTCTGCTTCTGCTGCTTTAAGCTGATTATTTGCGCTCTCCCTTCCTGCATCTGTTTTTGCGTTCTTCAATGCATTCCTTGCGTTTTTGATATTCGTGAAAGATTCTCCTAACGCCCTGAATGGATTACGCTCTGTCTGCTCACTCCTTAGTTTCCGAAGGGCTTCCACAAGTTCCTTTGTCTCTTCCACAGAAAATTTTTGGGAAGCAGCGAACTTTTCTACCTTATCAATCATGTCATCAAGAGTCGCATTTGAAACCCTATCCAAATCATCGAATATGCTTACCCAATCGGAAGACTCTTTAAACTGTTCAAAAGCTACGCTTCCTATCTCCTCATCAGCCTGCTTCTTACGCTCGGCAATCATCTTGTCAACATCTACACCACTGGATTCAAATTTATGGCGATTATTCTCTATCTCAGATAAATCATCATTCAACTTGTTTTCAATTTCCGTCACTTGTGTGGCATAGTCACGATATTTGCTCACAAGTTCAGCCAAGTTATCAGCCGTATCTTTTCTTAGCTGCATCATACCATCATTGTAGGCTTTCACGTATGGCTCTATCGACGAAATGCCAGCATCTTTCATTGATGCTTCATCCATTTTCAGAACATCCTCAAAAGATATCCCTTTTCCTTCTATGCCTTTTTCAATCTCCTCACGGAAGCCTTTCAGCATATCTGTTTCACCAACATTAAGTTCACCGAAAGCAAGCTGCATAGCAAACTTTTTATTCCCCGTTTTTTCTCGTATGGATTTAAATAAGTCCCACTTCCTTGTAGTATCATCAATGCTCTTCTGAATATTTTTCAGAATATTGTCAACTTCTTTTTTTAGGTTTTCTTGTTCATTCTTATCTAACTTAACTCCAACGGAAAGTGACAATTCTTTCTGTTTTTCAGTGTTACTAAGCTGTCCTTGAATGTATTTCCAAACGTTATTAGGGTTTTCAAGATCAAGTTTAAATCCGTATGCACCCGTAAACAAGCCGCCAAACTCTTTGTTACTTTTTACCCTGTTTGCAGCGGCATCCTTTCCTTCTAATTTGCTCCATTCCTTATAAGAGGAAAGGGCTTTGTCTATTAAATCTATACGATTTTTCCATAATTCGGCTATATAATCTTTATTTCTTTCTTTATCAGAAAATTTTTCTATTTCTCTTTGTGCATTTTTAATTGTCTCTGTAAGTTTGTTCCATCTTTCACTCCCAACTAAAGACACATCAAGAGCGTCTCTTGCTTCTTCGGCTTCTTTCTTTATTCTTTCCCAATGCGATTTATTTTTAACAGTTATACTTCCACCAGAAAGTAAACTAGCGATTTTATTATTTATATCCTTCAATGCGTTTTGTGCATTATTAAATCTTATCTGCACATCAATAGGGATAACATAAAATGCAGATTTTTTAAGTTTTTCTTGTTCTTTCTCCAAGACCAACTTAGCCGCATTAAATTCCTGAAGAATTTGCTCACGGCTACTCTTTGCTTCAATCAACCGTGTTTCAGCAGATTTAATATTTTCTTCTGCCTGTTTTTTAAGGCGAATATATTCTTCAAGCTGTTTATTTAATTCCTCTAACTCCTTTTGATAAGATAGATATTCCGATAGAGTAATACCACTTATCCCTTTTGGATGCATGTATTCTCCCATTGCTTTTTTTACCCTATCAATCTCCGAAATAATATGTTCGTAAGTTAATTTATCTCTTTCCTCATTGAGTTTCTTGTTTGCCTCAGTAAGAGAGGCAACAGCTAATTCTTCACGAGTATAGGCATTTGTCAAGGCGGGGGATAATGATTTCAGTTGTTCGTATGCTGATATTTGCGCATATTCTGTTTCCGTTTCATCTTGAATAACTCGTATAAGCCTATCAATCTTTGATTTCCTTTCATCAAGAACATTATTAAATCTTTCTTGTTCTTCTCTATGAAGCCTTACCGCCTTTTCGGCTGTTGTTTCTGCGTTTGCTAAATATAAGAGACCTCCTATTAGAGCACCTATTGCCACAGCGGCAATAGTGTAAGGATTAGCCGACATTGCAGAATTTAAAGCCCATTGTGCAACAGCCGCTGCCTTAGTAACTTTTATTCCTTTATTCAAGAATGTATAATAAGCCTGCATTTGTTGTATGGCAAAAGAGGATTTTTGAGCGGCATTCACAAGCAATATAGCCGTTCTATAAGCTCCGTAAGCCCCTATAACTCCCGTGAGCACCGGAAGCAACTCTTTCCAATGTTCCGTAAGTATCCTAACCATGTCAACGCTACCACCCAGCAAACTATTGTTCGCCTGCGCAATGTCAGCAAGCATAATCTGATAGGCATCCTTCAACTTTGCAAGCTTACCGGAAAGACTGTCAGATAACTTAGCCTGCATATTATAGAACTTTCCACCCTCATTAGTCAGATCGGTAAAAACCTCCTTAACCATCTCAAACGGAACTTCTCGGTTGCTTATCTTGTCGAATACCTCACCGACACTAACAACACGGTTTTCAAGTTGAGAGAACTTCTTTGCCAATTCATCCAGCAACGGAATTCCAGCCTCCGTAAACTGTCTTACTTCCTGCCCACGGAGAAAAGCCGCACTACGTACCTGCCCATAAGCAAGTATGATACGCCCCATATCCACACCAAGCCCGGCTGAAACATCCGCTAATCTCTTAGTGGTATCATAAAGCTCTTCATAAGGTATCTGGAAAGCCGCCAACTGCTTGGTATATCCAGCAAGTTGCTGGAAAGTGAACGGACTTTCAATAGCCAGATTCTTAATCTTTGAGAACATTGCATCAGCTTTGGCCCCATCACCAAGAATGGACTGCAACGCTATATGCTGCTTCTGGAACTCACCTCCAATCTCGATTAACTGAGTAGCAAACCTTTCCAACGTATAAATGGAGTACGTATTTGCTATCTGTCCCTGAAAACTTCTTACAATGCCGTCCTGAGATTTCAGACTCGCATTAGTTTTATCTAGCGCAGCCTTATGCCTTGTTTCAAGAGCCAAGGCCCTGTTCTTTTCTGCATTAAGCTTACCTTGCTCGGTCGCAAGCCTGTTTGCTTGGTTGATAACAGCTGTGAGATTTCCGCTTCTTATGGAGTTCAAGGCATTTGTCATACCTGCACTTGAAGACTTGGCTCTCTCCAACATATGTATATATTGCCTAAGCTGTTCAATACCTTGTTCAGTCTTTGGCCCTGCAATCCCGCCTATCTTAGAGTGGAGAGAAAGCCTTTGCATGGCATTATCGGCTCTTTGTATAGCCGAAGTTATACGTACCAAGTCGTTTATGCGCCTATTGTCAGCCGCCTGCTGAGCCTTCTGCGCTTGCTGCTGAGCCTTTTCGGAAGCTCGCTGTTGAGCCTGTTGTGCTTTAGCCAGCCTTTCTTGCTCTTGGGCTGCCCTTATAGCCATCCGTTGTTGTATTTCCAATGCCCTTTGTGCCCGTAGATCACTTGCGCTTGTCGGCTGATTTATGTTAGCATTCGCAAGAGCCTTTCTTACCTCATCGGCAACCTTGGCTTTGTCCACCACCACATCAATCTTGAAAGTCTCTTCACTCAAAGCATTAGATATACTCTTGCGCAAAATATCTTTATCCGATATAATCTGTGCCTTTCCACCAGTTCCTGAACTTGTAGCTACATCAACCTTGATTGACCTTCCTTTCTCTCTAATTTTGTTCAGAACCTCGTCAACCGCTTTTTCACTCACGTCAACGCCTATCTTTATGTTCAGCTTCTCTTCCAGCTTAGCCTTTATCTTGGATATATCAGCATCCGTCATATCCTTCAGATACAACGAGTAAAACAATGAACCCAAATTTGCCATCTCTGTGCTTCCTCCTATATTTTATTGCCCAACTTAAAACCACTCAAATCAAGCGTTACGCCCGCACCATTTTTGCCGTACTTCTCTTCCCACTTCTCCGCACGTACCATCACGTCCAAAGCGTCAGCCCGCTTGAAGTTATCTCCATGTTTACCTTTATCCTTACCCTTGCTTCTGCCATTCCCGTACACCGTTATTGGGCAGTCACAAGCCATAAGCTCAATCTGTGCCGCTGTATAAGCATCATAATACCCCCACATCGGCACAGTCCAAAGCCCCCAGAACAGCCTTAGGGGTTCGGTGAGACAGGGGTGCTTTTCCCCGATTGCCCACGCTGCGCCATAAAACTCTCTTGACGGATACGATTTACTTCCTCCCTCGTCATCGACTTTATCGTGTCCCTCATCTCGGTCAGATATATTGTAATCAAGAAATAGTCTTCCAGTTGTGCTTTTTTTTTACACATATCCACAAGCGGAAGAAGCTCCTTATCGCTGTACTGCTTTACGTAATAGAACCACCGCCATAAGAGCCAATAGAAAAATTTTATTTTGAAATATCCATTCAACACCAATGCAGCAGCGCACTTTGCCGAAACCTTGTCTTCTTCTTTTTCTTCCAAAAGAATGTCCGTCACTTTACGCCTGGTACGGTTTCTCATCCAGCTTATACTGAATTTTCTGCCCCTTATCTTTACTATGTCTTTCTTGTTCTCAACAATTGAATTCAGAGCTTTTTCCTGCTCTGTAGTGGCTTCTTCCACTGTCTTTTTCTTTGCCATAAATAAATTTTTAAAAGAAGAAAGGCGGCGGCACACATACGCCACCGCCTTTAAACAGATATTCAATCACATGAAATAGGTACTCTTTATCCCTCGGAATCTTCAGTCTTCTCCAAAATGAATATTTCCACTTCTTCCGAATTTGCTTTGGGTGTTACGGTCACATTGAAGTATGCAGGGTTATCACCGTCAGCGGCAACCAGTGAAGAATACATTTCCACTTTAGGAAGTATGATTATAGTGCTTCTATCATTGCTTGGGAATATGAGAGAACCCAAAACCTTTTTGGGATTCATACTATATCCCTTGCCTTTATAAGTACTTCCGTCAATTAGACCGGAAGCGGCATTAACTGAAACATCCGCACCCGCAGCGGTCTTTACAGTACCCATGAGCAATTCATTTATTTTTCCCGCTACGGAGGCTATTTGCAAAGAGATGTCACTGTCGCCTTTTACAGCCTTTGAAGTCCATATTCTTCCCGTTGTCAATTTAATCTCTGTCACGTCAGCAGCTCCTGTGTCAAAGGAAATACCGTCTTCCAGCACTGGAAGCTCCATGTCCACAGTCAGAGCAGAAGCCGCAAGGTCGGTGGATTTTATTTCGGTACTTTTGTAATAAACCTCTTCAATGTCATTAAACAAAGTTTCAAGAGATGAAAGTTTGTCTGTAATAGTCATTCCTGCCATATTATTTTCTCCTATAATTTTTTATAATTCATTTGTATAACTATCCGTTGTGTTCACTATCAGTTTTGCCTGAACGAACCAGACTGTAAAGCCCAGCCCGTCATCTCCTTTCATAACCACGCGAGGCTTCGTCACCGAATACCTTCCGCCTTTCATGGGAAACTTCTCCATGAGAACGTCCGCCATTTCCTGCAACCGCTTTGTGTAAGCTACACCGTTTGCCCTGTTTCTAGCCATCAACTCAAACCGCATTGTAGTACTCTGGTATGCGTTCTGATCGTCCCACGAAACAGGAAACGAAACCACTACCATATCTTCCATCTGTTTCTGGGTAGCGGGCCTGTGTTCAGGAAATACATTCCTGCTCACGTCCGTTACGTTAGCACAGACATCTTTAAGAATATCGCTTATATAGTATCTCGTCACGTGTGCCATTTATTCTATCGGTCTTAAACTTTGGGCCAGAACCCTCGGAGAAATTTGAAAGGTCTCGGTCAGAACATTCAAGCCATACATGTCTTCCAGAAAATCGGAATACTCAGTTCCTGTACATATTACTATACCGTAACCCTTATAGACTTCCGGTTTGTAAGTCGTAAGAAACCTCTTGGCTGTGGTATATCCATACATCTTGTCTGTTTCAACCACATCTTTCAGCCTTACAATCCTTTCTCTTCCTGTCATGTATTCCTCCACAATCGCAACACCATCCTTTTTGTAGCTCAATTTCCTTCGGGTAGGATTAGGAAGATGATCCATATCTTTCAATGCAATCGTTCTTGCCAGTTTTCCTTTCTTGAAAATACCTACCATGTAAGAAGTGATAGTGTTTCCTGTAAGGTTTTGAAACTCCTTTGAAAACTCTGCGTCCACAAGTAACTTGTAAGAAGCATTCGTCAGAACGTCCATCATCTGTGTGTCCATCAGTTTCTTGAACGTCTTGAATCCTTCATTCAGAGCTTTCGTGTTCGTTCCCATATCCTTAGTTGCTAGCCATATTGAAATAAAACGTACTTCCCATTTCAGACGGGGCAAGGTCAGATATAACGTTTTTCGTAAATGTACCGCTGTAATCCGTAAAGTCTATAAAGTCACCTTTATTCACTCCAAGTATCAAACCTGGAACGTCCACAGCGTAATCACCTTTCAGCACATTATCAGTCTTGAAAGTACGAAGACTGTTGCTTCCATACTTCATACACTTACCCTCGTACAAAACCATTTCATTCCCGTCATTGAAAGAAGTTTCTCCCTCCATCCGGTAAATCTTGCACGTATGCGGAAAGCTTGGATTATTTACTTTCGCCATATCCTCATCCCCCTTGCAGTCATTCTGATAGTTGAACCTGTAGTATTCTCTCCATACCGCTTGTAGATGTCGTTAGCCATTGCGCGAAGGTTTCGTTTGTCGAATGCGGAACTCTGCGTTCCACCTTCCTTATGTTTCCAAACGCCATGGCTATCCTCTATGCTTCCCTTCACGCTTGGAGTGCTTGCGCACCACATATAAAGGTCAGCTTTGCACAACTCTTTTGTCCGTTTGTCAAGTTCCGTCACATCTGTACCCGGAAGGAGGCCACGGTCTATTAGTATAGTGCTTATAGCGCTATCGTCTACATCAAACCCGACACAACCACGGAGATAACCTTCAATGGTTGTGTCAAGTACTACTGTATTTTGAGAATTATCATTCATTTCACTTTGCCTTTAAGCTGTAACAGTATAGATACACATATACTGCGGCATCTGCGGAACACAAAGGACCGCCATTTCGCTCTCTATGTACATCGTTCTTGTCTTGCTCTCGTATCTCTGTGTCAACAGCGTACGGCCTCCGTCAAACCATGCGATTCTCTCCGTTGGGTCATCAGCAAGTACAATCGGCTGTACGGCCTTAATAGTACCCAATTGACCGTCCGGTACGAATGATACATTCAACGGATCGAAATTCTCGATATTAACAGGCTTGATTTCTTTTGCGTCTTCGTCGAATTTCTCTACAGCCGCAATGCTGTCTCTCGGAACGATAGGACAACCCACCAAAGCTTCGAAAGCCGATTTTTTGGCTTCATCACTCATGTTCTGTGCATATTGTGCACCTACAGTATCAGGCTTGGTAGCACTGGCCGCTTGCGGATATAAGGACAATCCGATACGTGACAGTACCTTAGTGTGAGTCAATAAATCATCCCAAAGATCACTGGCTATTTCAAAATGCCCATTAGGGAATCCGAGCTTTCTCATCGCTTTTCTCTTGTTCTTTAAGAACAGGATAGGATCGGAAGTAGAGCCTTCGTTTGCAGGCAAATGGTCAGAGGTGGTCCACCATCTTGCTGTACCCGTAAGAGTTTCCTTGTTTGCAGAAGGTACACCAAAGTCAAAGGTAAGTCCCTTCAAGCCTCTCGGATTATTCTCCAAGTCAATGGTAAACTGTCCTTTGGAAACGATACGCATACGTTGATGTGTCAACGCATTTCTGTTACCCGCAAGCAGCTTGTCCGTACTGTCAAACATAAGATTTCGGATAGAATCTCTAGCTCCTTGCGTCATAGCAGCTTCTCCAAAACGTTGGATCATTATCATCTGCTCGCGTAACATCTTGGCACTGATTGGATAACGGTGCTTCTGGGTAGGAATCTTGTTTGAACCGATGTTGAATTTGCCGAAACTTTTGTCAAGTCCTTCGGAAGCTTCATCAACATATACGGGTAACGTTGCGATATTAAGTGAACTGATTAGCTGTTCATAGGTATAATCAAGCTGGATTTCATTATCCCAGTCAAAACCGTCCACATTAAGCACATTGTACTTATCATTGAAACGGTCTACGAAACTTTGAAACTGAGCGTTTCCAAGTCCGAAAGTCAGTAGATCATAATAGTTCTTCACATTTGTTCTCATCTGTTTACCTCCTTATTTTTCGTGAATGGGAACAATCATCGGCAGTACCGCTAATACCTCATCGGGAATTTCTTCTGCCAGACGGTCAATATAAATCTCTCCTGCAAAAACTACTGCGCCCGTAGCATACGGAGACTCCAGGTCCGCATCTACATACACGTCATGGTACAGAAGCCCCTTTATGGTGGAAGGTTCTACAGTACCGGACTCTTGTGTGGCAGTTTTTACTTCGCTCGCCTTGACAATGGTAATTTCACCTTTTGCCTGGTCGAACTTGCACATTGAGCCGGAAGGTATGACAGAGCCTATATAGGTAGAGATATTCTTAATATTTCCACCTACAGGAAACTGCCCTTTCACTTCGTGCCAAATGTTTTTGCCGCCCCCATATTCCTTGGAGGTCTTGCCAAATACATTTCCTAGTGTACTCATTTCTTAATGGATTTTAGTTTTACTTCTTTTCAGGGAATTTCCCCTCTTTCGCTTTGCGATTGAAAAAATCATCAAGCTCCTTCTCGTACTCCTTGCTATCGGGTGAAGCGGTTCCTCCACCACCATAAGGAGTGGCACCTTCTCCAAGATAGGATTTGAGGCGCTCTTCGTATAGCTTCTTGGCTGATTCGGTCAGCTGGGTATCATCCATGCCATCCGCAATTTCCACCATTTTCACTACATCGTTCCAAAGTGACTTGTTAGATACTTTCAACTCTTGCCCCTTTTCCAAAACCGAGTTTCTCAGCATGTCCATGGAAGATTTTTTCTTCTCATCGGCAAGTGCTTTTTCCAGGGCTTCCAGACGCTTGGTTATCGCATCGTCAGCTAAGGGAGTAGTATTGGGCTTCGGATTGGGATTTTGTGGGGATGCAAAGTTTTTCTTCGCTTCCTCCACTGCTTCGGCAACATCATGGTTGTACTGCCCTTCAAGGGTTTTCAGCACCTCTGTATGCAATGCCCAATAAGCATCGTCCGGTTCTGTCCCCTCTGAGGGCAAATGTTTTCCCACGTATGTTTCCAGTGTTTTCTGAGAGAAACTAGTTTTTCCAAGCTTCTCAGTCAGAGTGGATAAGATTTTTTCTTTTTCCATAGGTTTTGAATAAAAAATAGAGCTGCATCAGAGGTTTTTCCTCCAATACAGCTCTATCGGCTTTATATATTTAAAATTCTTATTTCGTTCCTGTCACATCAACTTTGATATAACTCCTGCATCGCCTGCATTGAATACGAAGCATGATTACTCCATTCAAGTATCTGACTTCACCCATTTTTTGTCCACATATCGGGCATGTAACCATTTGTAATGTTTCTTCCTTTATACAAGAGTCATCTAATGAAGTCCTTACTTTTATCATACTTTACTGATTATGTTGCAAATATAAAAAGCTTATTGCAAATTTCAAACAAAAAATACGTTTATTTTCTATGAAAGTTTAGATAATATACATATATTTGCAAATATAACCAAGCCAAAGAGCTGTATTAGTGAGCATTATTGCCCGCCGATACAGCTCTTTTTTCGTGTATATGGAACTGATAGACAAAAAGTTGACAACAAAAGATGGATGTGAGGTGCTGGATTGCGATTATGTTCAATCTCTTCGCGATACAGACAAGAAACGTCCTAATCACTTAAAAATAATAGCTCAACTTGGAGGACAGGAAAAGCTTCTGTCCACCAACGCCGACATAACCATATACGGAGGAATGAGGGGCGGGGGAAAAAGCTACGCCTTACTTATGGAGGCCCTAAAGGACGTTAAGAATAAATTCTTTCGTTCCGTTGTCATGCGCCACGAGATAAACGACCTTTCCGATATTATAGAAACGTCATACCAGATATATGTCCAGTACGGAAAATACAACAAATCCAAGAATGATATGACATGGAACTTCGACAAAGGCGGTTTCCTCGAGTTCTCTTACCATGCCGACAGCGTTGAGGACTTCAAGACACGATTTCAGGGGCATCAATATTCTTACGTAGGCGTTGATGAAATAACGCACATGGACTACCCTAAGTTCAAGTATATGATTACCTGTAACCGTAACGCGTTTCATATACGTAACCGGTTCATAGGCACATGCAACCCCGATCCGGACAGCTGGGTAGCTAAATTTATAGAATGGTGGATAGGCGATGACGGATTTCCAATACCTGAAAGAGACGGAGTAGTACGATATTGTTTCATGGACGGGGAAAACGTAAGCAGCATCTACTGGGGAGACACCCGGGAAGAAGTATATCAGCAATGCCGGGAGATAATCGACAAATATTACAAGCCGGAATATGCGGAATACGGCTCACCACAAGAACTTTTTATAAAGTCAGTGGCATTTATTGAAGGAAAACTTTCCGACAACAAGCAGCTTCTCCGATCAGACCCCACCTATCTTGCCAACCTCGCCAACCAATCCGAAGAACAGCGTGCCCGTGATCTCGACGGCAACTGGAAATACCGCTCAGTAGGTGACGATATGATAAAGCTTCAGCACATGGAAAACTTCTATCATGCCCCTTATAAGCAAGGCGATAATGTCCGCAGGGTGTCATGTGATGTGGCTTTTGAAGGAGGTGACAACATGGTGATGGTGCTATGGGTGGGATGGCACATTCAGGACATATACGTATGTCAGTTCAATTCCCGAATGGCAGTCAATGCAGTAAAATCAAAACTCAATGAATGGCATGTGAGAGAAGAGAACTTCACATATGACCTCAACGGTTTGGGACAAGCATTCAAAGGATTTTTCCCGAAAGCGATACCGTTCAACAACCGTGAAGCTGTCACCGATGAGTTCAAGGGAATTTACGCCAACCTCAAATCACAAGCTGCATATCTTTTTGCCGATAAACTTATTAACTGCGAAATTTCAATAAACGAAAATCTGATAGACAAGAAATTTAACGGCACACCGCTTTCCCTCATTCTTAACAAAGAAAGAAAAGCTATAAGACAAAGCATAAACGAGGCTGACAAAGGTTTCTCACTCATAAAGAAAGTGGAAATGAAATCCATTGTAGGACACTCACCGGACTTCATTGAAGCCATGCTTATGCGTATGATATTTGAAATAAAGAAAACCGCTCACGTAAAACCAAGATTAGCCAGAATAGTCAGACCATTTAACCGCTATAGAAGATGAATACCAAAGAAGTAAAAACTAAAAGACCGTGGAAGAAAATACTTCCCAACGGAAATTCTCATGGCACTTTTACAGCATCCACAGAGGTGCCTATGCCTTTTGATGACATAGCTTTCAGCATAGTGACACAAGCGGATTTTCTCCGTGAATATTATCCAAGCGGCCATGCCATAAATGATCCTACGGTATATCCGGATATCACTCGTGAGGAACTTGTACCTGTACTTGATGCGGAAGGAAATGATACCGGAAAAACGAAAAGCCGTTACTATACTGAATTTGTTCCCCGATACGCATTTGCTTTCCAGCAAATAATCAAGATAAAGCAGATGGTGCATCTGTGCGGAAACGACATACAGTTTGAACTATGCAGTCCTAAACCTTCTCAGAAAGATATGGATATATTTAACATATACCGTGAAGGATGGCTGAAAAAAAACATGGAAATAGCTTTTTTTGATGCTGCAAATTCCGTAAAGACCACAGGAGATACGGCTTTTCTTGGATATTTAGACAATGGAGTGTTCGGGCATAAGGTATTGTCGTTTGCCAATGGAGATACACTCTATCCGCATTACGACTCAATCACCGGAAAACTTCGCCTCTTTGCCCGCTCGTTTAATGATACCGACAATAACGGAGGAACGACAACGGAATGGTTGGAAGTATGGGATAAAACTTATATGTACCGTTTCAAACGCAACGGAGAAGCCGCAAAGACATTTAAGGACAAGATTCTTGGTCTCTTTGGAGTAGATGGATATTCTTTAGTAGAAAAACGCCCACATGGGTTCCCTTTCATTCCTGTGGCCTACCATCGAGACGAAGACGGAGCTTGTTGGAGTGCATCTCAAGACAGCATAGATGCTTACGAAATGTCATTTTCGCAAATGGCACATAACAACCAGGCATTTGGAGAGCCAACCCTTGTGTTTCAAGGTGAAGGAGATAGGCTTGATGCTCAATATGATGCTAACGGTACAATTAAGACGCTTTCAATGGGTACAGATGATAAAGTGTCCTATTTAAGTGCCCAAAGCGCATCTGAAAGTTACATGAAGCAACTCGATACGCTCTACAAGATGATATTTACCCAATCTTTCATAGTTGAACCTCCAGAACTAAAATCAGGAGATTTACCGGCGGCAGCATTAAAAATCCTCTATTCTCCGGCTGTTGAGAAAGCTATGAACGATGCTCCCAAATACCAAAAGTTCCTTGATGACATGGTAGCCATATTCTCCTATGGTTACGGAATGGAAATGAAAAAGACCATCGATTTTACCAATCTCAATATGAAATGGTGGATAGAGCCGTATGTACATGTGAACACGTCCACTGTCATTTCTGACCTTGCAACTGCTGTACAAAATGGTTTCTGTTCCAGACAAACTGCATCCGAACGTATAGAAACTTTATATACCACTAATGGAGAATGGGACAGGATCGTCCGGGAAAAGAAAGAAGAACAGCAAGCCGACCTTCTCTTTGAACTAAAGACAGCTAAAGCGAATAAGACAGAAGGAAACCAAGTCACCGTAGAAGAGGGAGTGAAAGCCTAATGAGATATCCGTCAGACAGAGAAATAGAGGAAGCGAAGGATTATATCCGCCAGAGGCTGCAAGCTGAAAAAAGCATGGGGAGAAATCTCCGTACCGCTATGCTCCGTGCTGCTGAAAGAATAATATCCATATCCCACAAATACGGCATACCTCCAAAGATGTTCCGCTTTTCCTTAGACCTGAATCTGAAGCACGAGGTGGAAGCTGTCATTTCTGATTTGCGAGCCACTATCGAAGACTACACTTCAACCCTTTCTGTAGCCACTCACAATGATAAGGAAGAAGAGATATTAGCATATATCACACGCAACTCATACGGAAAAACATTTGGTGAACGTAACGCCATATATGCCAACCGATACAAGTATGAGCTGGAAGCCGCCATCGCCGCATCTATGCTTGCGGGAACATCGAAAGCTGCCACCCTTCAACTCATATCCAAAAACCTGGAACACCCGTACGACAATCCAGACTTTATAGAAGCAGTCAAAGCAGGAGATATGAACGCCACACGCATACGGACCGATAGTATAAGCTACGGGATAGGACGAACCAATAGCAGTTTCACGGCCCTCCGTAATCTGACCGTATTTGCGGTGGCAGAAGGTTGGATGAAATATTGGTACCTATCGGGAACAGAGAAGGGCGCAAAAGGTTTTATTACTTTCCGATCCAGTAGCTTTCCCTGCCAGACATGTGACGAATATGCTATGCGGACTCATCCTATGTCAGACCCGTATCCACCACTTCACAATAATTGCGTATGTGGAATGGCGTTTATCTATTAACCTAAAATACAAGAAAATATGCTCAAATATTCAAAACGATTCATTAACGAAACCAAGAGATACAACATATCCGTATTGGAACGCGCAATGGCAGACATGATAATGATGGGCTGGGATGCTACTGAAGCTTTTATTGCTACCGGCCAGTACAAGCCTACCCTTGCCGATGAATGGAACAAGCAGCAGATAGACAAGATCATCAACGACCCCAACATTCTTACCTATATGCAATCTAAGCAAAAGGCAATTCGATTGGGACGTTTCAAGAAAATACCGACCTCGTGCGATAAGGACGAGAAAGAAGAAACCGAAGATGATTTTACCGGAAAGTTCCGCGACAAGAACGAAGTTCTCAATGCCCTCGTCGCCACAGTCAAAGACCTAAAAGGCCAAAGACCGCGCTGATGTTCTTATGAAAATAGCCGACCTCCAGCAGATGAAAAAGGAAGAAACAATAGAAAGAAGACAATACCGGTCCATTTCTATCTTCCAATACCTCCCTGGTAAGTCATGCCTCTCTATACATGAAAGCTAAAAAACAAGAAAGCACAGCCTGGAACAAAACAATGAAGAAGGATAGCTTATCCGTAACCGGAAAAAGTTTAGGGGCACGGGTGTACATAGAATACCTCCCCGTGGCCCCTCTTTATTATTTTCATTCGATAAAATTACCTGCTATTTTTAAAATAGCCACACACCCAATCACAAGAACTATCAGAGAATCAGTGGCGGTTACAATTCTGTTATCGCAGCCCCACTTGGCTCCAAATTAACAGGATTGAATAAATATGGGTTATCATACAGATACATCTTGCCTTGCTTGGTCAGCCTTATACCACATACTTTGCCCATTGGTAAGGGAACGAGCATTTCAACAAGGCCTGCCTTTTTAGAGAGCTTGCAGCTAGCGCATATTTGTCCATACGGGAATATCACTAGGGTACATCCGTAAAATCCCTGGCCGTCAAGCATCCGCAAACACTTTTTTTTTCCGGTCTTAGACAGCTTTATATCCGTTCCCATTTCACTTTCATAGTTTAACCCTCAAGTTCCACTACATACCTAAAATCCGTCCTCTTTTCCATGTTGTCATATACAGGTTGCCGGATAAACCCTATTTCATCCACAATAAGCCCCGTATTCCTCTCATACGTAGTCATCATACCGGAAATGTCCTTCTCAATTTCCGCTTTCAGGGCTTTCGCTTTTTCTATTTCCCCCATTTTCTCCCTCCATTTCCTTTTTCATCTCATATTTAGTACGTTCCTCCGCAAGAATTTTGGCATCTTCCTCGTCACTGACCGATTCGGCTTTCACGCGATCAATAGCCCGTACAACAACTTGAACTACATCATTCTGAAACTCAGCGTCAAGAAGTGTAGCAACAGCGAATACGTTATTGAAAATAACACCTACGCCCGACTTGTCCTCCTTCAGCACATTGTCAAGCAGTCCATACATCATGCTGTCAATCCTATACATGAATCTGAATATGCCGCCCGAAGCACGAACCTCCATGAAATCTACTCCGTCCATCTCCACCTTTTCGACAATCCAGTTGCCAATCTGTAACTTTTCTCCGTCTTTCATAAACTATTATTTATATAATTAATAATTCTATACTCTACATCGTTCCCCTGTATATTTACATATAAAGGAGTATTAAAATACTTGTCATCTATAAACCCATCCTTTGTCAGGAGCTTTTCAATAAATGTTCTCCTTAAGAAGCTACCACCGTGAGGCACTACTATAATGCCCCCATTCTCCGATTCTATTTTCAAGAAAATATCCGATTGCTCTTTCTCTGAAAACCCACTTATATCCGTGACTCCATATTTTACAGCCAATGAACCTATATTGTATCCGTATTTTACGCTATCGGAATGACAATATTGAGTAAACAATCCTATATTGTATATAGTTATCATACCTTGTCTATATTAAAGTTCTACATATCCTCCGCGTCATACTCCACGTCCCCGTTAATACCCGTCAAAAATCCATGTCCATGTCAGATACAATAGGAACAGGAGTCTTCAATTCCTTCTCGTTACATCCGAAAACCTTGTAAATAATGCCCTTGGAATCCCTTCTCCTGCTCATCTTACCGAATCCCAGTTTCGTAAGCTGCTTTCCAAAGTCCTGCATGCTTACACTTTCAAAGCCGTTGGCTTCCGCATAACGCACCATATCGTTATACATGTCTGAAGACCTTAACCACGTGAATAACTCGCCCTTGGCATTGGCGGAAGGTCTTACCCCCGCGTGCAAAAGCCCAAGAGAAAGTTATGTTGCTTTCCCCCATTACTATAAGCTTCTGCTTCTCCGAGTTCTCGCTCTTCGGAAAGACAAACCTTCTTTGCTTTAAATATTTCCCGCCTCTGATAATCCAATTCAATATACCAGGATATTCCTGCTTCAAATCATCTGCAAGATGCTTGTTCTGCATCTCTTCTGGGATGACATTCTCAAACATCACATACAAGAAACGCCTGAAATATCCATAGCTCGTATCCGAAGCCTTCGGGAGATTGTTCATGTTGAA